GGGGGGGGGGTATACTCGCCTTCACGCAACCTACGGTTAATTCGATCTTCGGTGGCTTGGCGCTCCGCGCGCCGAAGCATCAGCGACTCGGCGCGAAGTGCGCCGTCGCGCGTCAGCGTGTAGAAAGGTCCCTCTGGTCTGCCGCGTTGAATGTTTTGCCGGTGCCAGATGTGCAGCAAGCCGAGGCGGCAAAGACCGCCCGCGAGCTCGCGTGCTCCTGACAGCAGTGAGACGGGCATAGTGGCGCCACCGACCCGCAGTAGATGGACGACGATGTCGATCTCGGCCCGGGTGAGGGGGCGGTCGGCTGCGCGGCTCATGCTGTCACCCGCGCACTCTCGGGAAGCGCGCGGCCGTCCCGCGTCTGGAAGATCAGTCGGGGAGAAGCGTGCCAGCCGATGTAGCCAGCGCCGGCATGCAGCGTGCCGTGCCGTCCGATGAAGCGCCGGTTCGACGGGCAGTAAAAAACGAACACCGGCGTCTCGTGGCCCGCGATGTCGCGCCAGATGGCGATAATCTCGCGACCGTCCTGCGGCGCCTCGGTCATCGCCCGCATGGGCGCGCTGTCAGAATCGCACCCCGGCTTTACCCGGGACTCGCCCCGGTTGCGGCCCGGTTTGTCAGAATCACCGGTAGTAAAATCAATGGGTTGATGCAGGTTCGAATCCTGCTGCCCCGACCAAAATTCCCTAGTCATTTCAAGCTCCGATTCTGACCTAAAGGCCGGTGATTCTGACCGGCGGTTCTGACCTCGTTCTCGCCGGCGCCAGGGCGCGCTCCCTGAGGAGCTTGGCGAGCGTGGCGCGGCGGGCGATCCGCAGCGGCGGTCCGGTGTGCACGGCCTCGAAGATGAGGTCGGTGCCGGTGGTGTCGAAAAAATTGACCGCGCCGTAGAACTCAAAGCCATTGCGTTCCAAGGCGCGCCGGAACTCGGCATCGGTCCAGTCGCGGCGCGCTCCACGGGGCTCTTCGACCGTCCGGAGGACACCGGGCAGGGCAAGCTGGCGCTTCCTAGCCATTGGCCCCTCCATCGATCGCGCGCTTGCGCCGGCGGGCGTGCGCTACGCTGGCGATCGCCTGCTCAGTCGCCTTGATGTAGCGGCCGGTGGTGCGCTCGTTGGTGTGCGTGAGCGCAGCCGAGACGAGCTTGCGGTCGACGCCGGCTTCCTCGGCCTCTGTGGCGCCGCCGGCGCGGCTGTCCATCAGCCAGACCTCGTCGGGGATGTTCGCGATGCGGGCGATCTGCCGGAACCATTTCCGGTAGCTGCGCTCCTGGATCGGCAGGCCGTGTTCGCCCTTCACGATGGCGCCGTGGCGCTCCTCGTGCGGCACGAGCTCGAGCAGCGGGAAGAGCAGGTCGTAGTTCGTTAGCGTGAACACCGCCGCCTGGCGGTACTTCGATTTTGACGTGCGGGTGCGCCATCGCCAGCCCGGGATATTCTCCCAGGTATAGGTGCCGGCCCACGGCCGATCGCCGCCATCGAGGACAGTCGCGCCGTTGCGCCTCGCCTTCTCGAGATCCGCGGCGTTCTTCGGCCGCTCGCCGATGGTGTCCCTCTGGCGCAGCGTCGTCTCGAACTGAGTGGCGACGCCGATCGCCATGTAGAGGCCGCGCAGGCCTGGCAGTATGCCGCGCGCCTGCAGATCGAGCGCAGTGCGGATGAAGTCGCGTGTCTGCGCGTAGGTCAGCTCTTGGTTGCGCGCGCCGCCCTTCTCGAAATTGGTGAGGCTGGTCGCCTTCTCGAGGTCCTCGATCAGCTGCTTGCAGTCTGCCCGGCGCAGCGCCGCGTTGAACCGCAGCACGGTCTTGACCATGGCGACCGCGTCGTGGGCGCGCTTGATGCGCTCGGGCCCGACCGTTTCGTTGCCCTGCTCGTCGACGTACACCACGGGCTTGCGCCATTCCTCGTACCAGTGCTGCACGTCGAGGATCGTGAGATTGCGGATAAGGCGCTTGCCGACCGTGGGGCGGATCACCTTCAGGCTGTCGAGGTAGGTCTTGCGCGTGTTGCCTTTGACGGTACGGAAGCGCGAGCGTGGATGGAGCTCATACCAGTCGCAGGCCGAGTCGATCGTGCCGGTGTAGGGCGGCAGCGCCGGCAGCGCCTCGGCGTCGTCCTGCTGCCCAGCCTTCGCCTGTGCGTCGAGCCAGGCGTTGAGACGCGCGGTGTGCCGCCGGCAGAGCTCAGCGAGCTCTTCCTCGCTCGCCTCGGGGGGCAAAGGGATGCACGGATCCGGAAACAGGTCCTTGATCTCGCGGTACTGATCCGCCGGCAAGATCTGACTCGCCATCCAATAGGGCAGCCGCCGGCCGAGCTCGGGCCGGAAGCGGCCGCCTTTGAGGCCTGGGGTTTTGCCGCGCGGGGGCATTGAAGTCTTCCGGTCCGTCCTCCTGGACGGGTTCGGGTGCTGGTCCGGCAGCATTGCGGGCAACCCCTTCGTGATGGTCAAGCCAGGCTTTGACCTTCTCCCAGTTTCGGCCCTTCCAGAGGGCGCTTTCCCTGGGGAAAGTCGGATCACGCTCGCACTCACGCAACGCGGCACGGAAGCTCTCCCACCCCATGTGCGGGGCGATTCGCAGATGCAGCTGTCGCTCGGTGACGTAGAGGCCATTGGCCTGCGCCTCCTTGCGGGCCTCGCGGGCGTCAGCTGCAGCGGCGTCTGTCATGCGGCATCCCGCGAAAGGTCGCGCAGGATCCCGACGATGTCGTCGATCGTCTTGAAGCCGCCGGCGAACTCGTCGTCGCGCAGGTCGATGCCGAAGCGCTCCTCGATCGCCATGCCGATCTCGAGGACGTCGAGCGCATCGCCGCCGAGATCCTGGACGATGTCCGCGCCAGGCCGGCAGTCCTCGATCGCGCGATTGAGTTGCCGGGCCACGATCGCGGTTACCGCGTCGCGCAAGTTCTGCTTTTCCATCACGCGGCCTCTCGGTCGATCCGGGTTTCGCCGCAACGGACACAACGCGCGGTGATCGTATCGATGTAAAGAAAGCTGTGCGCGCACAGCAGCGCCGGCCCGGTTTCCTCCTCGTAATTGAAATCGCCGTCCGCGCACGCGCTGCAGAGTGGCGGATCGAGCGAGGCCCAGCTGCAGGGGCCGTTCTCGGTCATGCAAGCGCGATCGTCGGTGCAGCCGCAGCCTTCGCAAATGAGCATCGTCATGCCTCCTCGGGTTGGCGCGCGTGGGCACGTTGACGATCGACGAGGCGCCGGCGCAGGTCGACGGACAGCGAGCGCAGGTCGACGAGCACAAGCGCCTCGTTCAAGCGCCAGGCGGCGGCCGTAGCGGCGGCATTGTCGCCGGCGGCGTGCGCGGCGCGCACGTGAGCCAGTGCCATTGCCGCCTCATCCAGCGGAGCAGCAATCCGCCGGAGTCCTTCGGACACGGGATCCGTCGGCGCTGCGGCCGCCGCCTCGGGGGTCCGCCCGGCGGCCTCGTCGCCCGTTCGTTCGGGAGGAAGGAACGGGGCGTCGTCGCGATCGCCGGGCGGAAGGGAAAACGCAGCGTTATTGCGAGACATGGCGAAGCTCCTTCTGTTGGAGACGCTCACTCACGCGGTGGTCGGGAGGGCAGCCGGCGGCATCGCGCACGCGATCGAGCGCGGCCAGGGCGAAGGTGTTGTCGGCTTCCAGCGCGCGCTCCATTTCGGTGCGCAGCACGAGCTCGACGTAGGTGCGGGGCAGGGTCTGCAGCGCCATCGTCAATCCCGCCGGTAGAAGGGATAGAGGCGCTTGATGTCCTCGCGGGCAAATCCGTGCGCCGCAAGCACCAGCAGGATGTAGCCGTCGGGCATGTCGCGATGCAGGTAGGTGCGCGCGACGCGCCGCAGGCGCGCCGCTTCGAGCACGTCGCGGTGGCGCTGCTCCCTTTCGGCGATATGCTGCGCGAGATCGCTCATGGCGTCCGATCCAGCGCGCGGTGGTACAGTCTGACTTGCGTCGTGCTGTTTAGGTCGACCAGCGTCGATGCCGCGCGGCCCTGCACTTCTAGGGCTTGCAGCATCTGCTTCACGTGCGAACGCGACCAGCAATCGACCATGGTGTGCACCCGCGTGGCATCAAGTCCGGGTGCATCCTCCGGCAGCAGCTCTTCGATCGTGCTGAGGAAATCGTCGGCGGCCACGGGTTTACTCCGCTGCCTGGCTGAGCGCGCGGGTGCGGCCGGCGAGCCCGCGGGCGACGTCGATCAGCGCGCGGCGGTCCGCGTTGAGAGTGATTGCCGTGAAGTGCTCGGCGAGTTCGTTGGCGCCGGTGATCGTGAAGAAGTCCGTGATCAGATCGGGTGCGCTGGTGGGTGCATTCGGGCCTCGTCCGGGCTGGCCCTCGAAAAAGAATGATACGGGCACCGTGAGCGCGTCGGCGATCTGCTGCAGCCTGCTCGAGCCAACGCGATTGGTGCCGCGCTCGTACTTCTGCACCTGCTGGAAGGTGAGGCCGATCGCGTCACCGAGCTTCTCCTGGCTCAGGCTGAGCATCATGCGGCGCATGCGGATGCGGGTGCCGACGTGCTTGTCGATCGGGTTCGGGGATTTCTTCGCCATTGACGCTACTCCCTACGGTTTGGCGGATGCGAGCGACGTGCGCCCGCGGTGGGGCGCATGCGCGGTGAGACGGCCGAGATCGATGTGGCCGCAGTCGCTGAACGAGCAGCCGTTACGGAGCCCGTATTTTCTGGTGAGATCGCCGACGCGATACATGACGGGGTTTGTGGTGACGTGCCGCGCGCCCTTCGCCCAATGCTGCGCGAAGTCGCAGGCGTCGCCGCTGTGGTGCAGGGAATTAGGGCGGTGCGATTTCGCCCAGGAATAGCAGTGCACCTTGCCCTTGAAGCCGCGCGCGACGACGTCGGCGATGAACGGCGCGATCTTCGGCGCGAAGTCGGACGACACCGTGATCGGCCCGGCGGCGCTGTCGATCGTCACGAGCTCGCCGGCGTTTGCCTTCGTGGCGAAGACGAAGGCGCCGATCGCGATGATGGCGCCGATCGTTGCTATGGTGGCCAGCACCACAGGCACTGTGACGTCGGCAGCTTCCCTCAAAAGATACTCGGCACGCTCACTGTTGAAGTGGCGCGGTGTCATGACTGCTCCTGTAGGAACTGGTAGCGACGCGCCATGAAGGCGGCGTGCTTCTCCGCGTGCGTCAGGCGCGGCTTCACGGGGCCGGAGACGCTCTTGCTGAGCCGCGAGCGGCGACCGGCAGGCAGCGAATGAGCGCCTAGCCCCGGGCCGGTGACGCCGAGATTACGCAGGCGAATGCGCTTCACCTTGGCGACGGTGGGAGTGACGTTTTTCGCGCCGTCCAGGCGATTGCAGATCAGGTGGCCGACGCCGGTGCTCTTGCCGCCGAGCGCCTTCGGCGTACCGATGTGGCTCTCGTCCCAGGCCTGGCCGGGCGTCACCGGGAGCTGGCAGTGGACGCAGATGGGGTGTTCGCCGAGGCCGGCGAGATGCGCTGCAAGGCGCTCGCGGCTGTAAAGCTCGTCCCGCTTCTTGGTGCCAAAACGCGGTTTGTACGCCATCGCCGAATCCCCTGCGCGATTTGATTCGGCTGTCAGCTTACAGTTGAGCTGTATACTCGTCAAATAAAATACAGCTAGACTGTAAGTCAGTTTACAGGGCGGCGGCGCGTTAACCGCTTCGGCAAATATACCGGCTTGCCGCCCGCAGGGTTGAGAGCGGACGATTTACAGCCCGCGGACGGGCATCGTGCATAGGGGTGGGTTATGAGTAGCGTGTTGGATTACGAAAAGCGGTCAGCCGCGCTGAAACCGAAGGAAGGTCACGAAAGCTGGTATCTGCGTCAGGCGGCGCAGATCGTCGCGCAGCTCCCGGACGACGATAAGGCGGCGCTTTGCATCCTGGCCTGGGCGGCCGCGATGGTGAACCTCGCAAGATCCGGCGGGGTCATCACGCCCGTTTAGCGAGGCCGGCCTTCTCGAGACGCTCGATCTCGATGGCGAGCGCGTGTGGAAGACCCGCGCGCTCGCCGAAATAGATGAAATCCAGGCTGGCACCTGTGCGGCGCACCACCGCCATCGCGTTGTCGATCCCGATCCTGTTGTCGCCGGTTTCGGCGTTGTTCCACGCCGAGATGCCTATGCCACAGGTCCGCGCAAACTCCGACTGGCTGATCTCCCGTTCTCGCCGCTGCAGCACACCGTAGGCTCGGCGAATCAAGCCGAGGCGCTCGCCAATGGCCTTCGGGGAATCGAGACGCGGGGCTGCCATAATGGTCGGCAGCGTTTCAAACTGCGCGCGAAGCGGCCATCGCGCAGACGCCAAACTTGACACTATACAGTCCCGCTGTAAATCTTCGACGCCATGAAGATTCGGCGCCTCCAAAACGTTCCTCAGTGCATCGAAGCGATCGGCCCCGAGCGGGTGAAACTGCTCACGGGCAAGCGCAGTCAGAACCTCACAAACTGGAAGGCCTCGGGTTTTTTCCCTCCGGAGACCTTCGTGGTGCTGACCGACGCTCTTCGAAGCATCAACTGCACCGCGCCCCCGTCGCTTTGGCGAATGATCCGCCCGACGAGGGCGCGTGCGGCCTGATTAGTCGCGGCTGTCAAGCGGAGAGTCGAGTCGAATTCGGCCGTCGAACGGGGTCCGCACCCCCCTGTGAATTGGTGTGGATGCCTGTGAATTTCGTCAGTTGCGTGCGTCGCGTCGATCGTTTTCTCACTCTCCGCGGGACCCGCACATGGCTGACGGCCGTATCGAAATCGTCGATGGCGACGAGCACCAATCGATGGTGGTGGCGCTGATCCCGAAACGCTTGGCCGAGCGGATGGCACGGGTGCTCTCGTGAGCCTGGCAGAGAAATCCCCGCGCGCGCGGCCTTCGTTCGTCGGCAATGCCGCACTCGTGCTGATCGTCTTCGGGCTCATCGTCGCCATGGCAGCCGTGCTGCGGGATGCCTGCTCGCTAGGGTGTCCGCGATGACGCGCCCCGCGGCAGCAGCACAGGCGAACGAAAACTTCGCCCGCGACCAGCTCAAGGCGATCATCGAGCGCATCGAGCGGCTCGAGGAGGAGAAGAAGGCAACCTCCGACGACATCCGGGACGTCTACGCGGAGGCCAAGGGCAACGGCTTCGACGTCAAGGCGCTCCGCAAGATCGTGCAGCTGCGCAAGCAGGATCCCGACGAGCGGCGCGAGGATGAAGCCGTGCTCGAAACATACATGGTCGCGCTCGGGATGCTGCAATGAGAGCAGCCTGGCGCCACCCGTTTGCGTCGGTGCGGGCTGCACACCGCAGCCGGCTCTCGCGGCCCCGAGGGGTGCCGCCGGAGCTTCCATCCGCTAAACGCGCCGACGCTGATCGGCCCCACTCCGAGACCGTCGTTAGCCTCGTCGGTGCGGGTGGGGCCGATCGCGTACCGCTCATCCTGCTGGCCATCCGACGCGCCGGCCAGAAGGCGCAGCCTCCTTAAGCGTCCCCAAAATCGGGGAGTTAAGTTTCACGTGAAACGACGGGGGTAGGCCGTTGCAACCACAAGAAAATACGCCAGCCGCAACGTGGCCTTTCGGCGCGCTTCGGCCGTTCAGCTACGACCTCGCCATGGTCGATCCGCCCTGGCCGACCGAAATGCGGTCGGCGAAGGGCGAGGGCAAGAGCTTCGCGCGGCACTACGGCGCCATGACGTTTGATGCGATCGCGGCGCTGCCGATCGGACAGCTGCTCAAGCGCGATGCCGTCGTCTTCCTGTGGTGCACCTGGCCGCTGCTGCTCGATGGCGGCGACGCGAAGCGCCACTTCCGCGACCACAACGCCGGGCGCTCTCGCGTCGGTGAGTGTCTGCAGCGCTGGGGCCTGCGCTACGTCACCGGCGGCGCCTGGCACAAGCAGACGATCACCGGCAAGACCGCCTTCGGTACGGGCTACGCGGTGCGCTCCGCCTGCGAGCCGTTTCTGATCGCCAAGCTCGGGTGCCCTCGGCACAGCCGCTCGGAGCGCAACCTCATCGCCGGTCTGGCGCGCGAGCACTCGCGTAAGCCTGACGAGGCGTTCGCCTGGTGCGAGCGCTACATGGGCCCGCACGCGCGCCTGGTCGAACTCTTTTCGCGCGAGAACCGTCCCTATTGGGACAGCTGGGGCTTCGAGACCGGCAAGTTCGATCCGGTGGTCAGTGAGAATGCGGCGCCGGCGGTGGCCGCATGAGACGCGGGGCATGCGGCCGGGGCGACGCCTGCGAGTGCACCGGCGATCGGGCGATGCTGCGCGGTTTCTGCCCCGACTTTCGTCTCGAGGAGCGCGCGCCTGAGCAGATCGAGCTCGAGTCGGTCGCCTGCTTCGGCCGGCTGTCCGAACATCAGCAGCTCGCCTGTCTCGCCGCGCTGAAGCTGTCCGTTCCCAAATTGGTCCGCGATCGCTGGCGCGACCAGGCGGCGCGCGGCATGCGCGTCGGCTCCGAAGATCCGCGCTTCCATTTCGGCGTCGGGATGGAGGTGCGCAACACGCTGCGCAAGGTGCTGGCGGACAAGGAGCTGCCGCCGGTGGCCTATCCCGAGGGCGGTGAGCACAGCAACTGGGACGATTACTATTACGGCGCGCTCGACGCGCTGGCGCGCAGTGAGGCGCCATGAAGGCGTGGCCGCAGAAGGCTCTTGCTGCCGCCGACGAGGAGCTGCGGAAGGCACCGCCGCGCCCGCTCAAGCCGACGCTGAAGCGCTACAGCTGGTCGCGCCTGCACGCCGACGTCCTCTCGAGCGACGTGTGGGGCTTGGTCGCCGAAATGGCTAAGACGAGCCGTGACCGCGTCGAGGCGTTCGTCGCCAGGCTCGACGTCTATGCCAGCGGCAATCAGCCTCGCGGTTCGGTCGAGGGCTTTCCCCTGCGGGCGCTCGCGGTCACCTGGCGCTGCGACGCCGAGGAGCTCGCCCGCATCTACGCGGCGCTCGAGGATCCCGAGATCGGCTGGCTCGACCAGGACCACGTCGTCACCTTCTGGGAGCGCAATCCGGACCAGGAGGATCCGACTGCGGCCGAGCGCATGCGCCGGCACCGCGCACGCAAAAAAAACGCCCAGCTGCAGACCAAGCGGCGCGACCTGGGCGAGACTTCTCCACAGGCCGAGAGCGTTACGCGTAACACCGTAACGGTTACGACCAGAGCAGATCACACAGATACAGGCGAAGGGTCGGGGAGAACTTCGGCCGATGCGCCCGCGGGAGCGCCGCAGGCTGTCCAAAGGGACAGCGGGACTTCCGGGGATAGCCTCAGCGCCGCGGAAGCGGCCGAACTTTGGCTTTCCACAGATGGTCTTCGGCTCGTCGTCGAGCGCACCGAGTGCATCCCGGCCGTCGCGCAGCACCGCATGGGCGACTGGCGCAGGTCGCTCGGCGGCGATCCGGTCGCGCTCCGGGAGACCTTGGCTGGGCTTGGGGAAACCGGGATCCGGTCCGGGCGATTCCTGACGCTCGTCGACGACGAGATCGCCCGCCGCAAGCATCTTGCGCAGGGGCCGCCGCTGCCGCTCGGCCCTGCGATCGCCACCGGCAGCAGGAGGAAAGGTCATGGGTGACGCGAACGATCAGGGCGAACGACTCGTCCAGGAAGTATCCGAGGTCGTGAGGACGTTCGCGCCGGCGCAGGTCCGGCGGGCCGCTCGCGGTCCTGTGCAGGTGCAGCTCGACCGGCTGTTGGCTGCGCAGGGCCGCGTCGCGATGGCGGCGGGCAAGATCAGCCGCTCACGCGAGGCCATCTGCGGTCCGCGCCCGGGCGCCGGGCGGGACATCATGCGCGGTCCGACCAGCGCCACGGACCTGCTGACGGCGCTTGCCGCGCTGGCGGACCGCGAGGAGCAGCTCGCCGGCGAGCTGGAGACGGACGCCCAGGAGATCGGCTCGCTGTTCTAGTGGCGCTTCAACCGGGCGTCACAAGCCGCTGGCGAAGCAGGTAGAACGGGTATAAGTCTACCCGTGCCGCGAGCGGCACAGGGGCAAGACATGGCGCACCGAGGCCTCGACCGGGGGGCTGCGATCCGTGTGGGGCGTGAGGAAAACCTCCCGAAGTCTGCGCAGGTTCTGCACTACGAGAGCGGGCCGGTCACTTACCGGCAGTTCTCCCGCGCCGGCGAACCCTGGCTCGCCGTCTATGAGGCCGCGCACGATGGCGTTGGCTGGCTCGTCTTCAGGTCGACCTGCCGGCCGATCTTCTTCCTCGACGGCGACCACGTGCACTGCCGGTTCCGGTTCCTGGAGGACCGTGGCAGCACAGTCGTTGTGGAACAGCGGCGGGGCGGCATGACGCGCGCCGTCGAAATCGACCGCGACCAGGTCGTGTTCATCGAAGAGGCCGTCGCCTCAACGAATGCCTGAGGTTTGGCCGTTAAGTCCCTCGCAACGTTAGCGTGTCAGAGGAGTCGCGTGGGGTCGGTGCCATGCGTCCCGTCCGCGAGCCCTATCGATTGAGCTTTCTGCTGCCCCCCGGCGCCATGGCCGGGAATCTTCCGGTCGTGGCGCCACCTGCGCAGCACGGTTGCGAGGTCAGTGTGTACCGTGCCGGCCTGGTGGTGATCCTCGGTCCCTCCCGCGACGCCGTCTTCGAATGCGCGGGCGCAGCGCTGCGCGACGCCTGTCGCTCGATCACGCCGGTGTCGGTTGCTGCCGTGCTGATGACGCCGGGCCGCGGTTTCTGCGGCAGCGATTCCTGGTCGATCATCCTCGGCGCCGACGTCGCCTTCTCGCCGACCGGACTGCCTCCCTGGCTCCCGCAAACGCTGGCACGCTCGCCGCCTCGCGTCGTCTCGATCGACGGGAGACGCACGAACTAACAACAGCGGGACGGCGCCATGGGATTGCAAAGAACGCGGCAGCGGGTCGACACAGAGAAGCTGCTGCAGTGGGCGCTGCGCGACGAGATCCCGAAGCGGACGATCGGCGATATGCCCGGTTACGTCTCGCCGCTCGGCCGCCTTGTCGACATGGGCACCAACATCGATGAGACCGCCGGCGAGCCGGGGTTTCCCGCGGCGCTCGGCGAGCCGCATCCCGACGCACTGATCATCGAACACGCCATCCTGTCGCTTGATGACGCAGCGATCGACTGGCCGGCGACGCGCGTCAGCCTGGTGGGCCCGCTCGGCGGGCTGCTGACCGACCATGAGATCACCTTGGCGCGCCTGACGATCGGCTGCCCGGGCCTGGTGGCGATGCACGCGCGCATGGGCACGCGGCCGCGATGGTCGCGAGATCCCGAGCCGGAGCCGCTGATCGGCCGCAACGGCAAGCCGGTCATTCAATTCGAGGACGAGGCCGGGCGAGTCGTCGAAGGCCGGCGCGGCCGGCACTACGGACCGACGGCGCGCTGTCCGCTGCGCTGGTTTCCCGAGCCGCGCGAGGCGGCGTTCGAACGCATCGAATACTCGATCTGGTGGCAGGCGCTCGACACGCTGGCCGATCATCTGCGCCCGCTGCTGATGAGCTTTGAGGCGCTGCCGCCGGCGGCGCATCCTTCACCTTGGGTTAACCACGTCGCTCGGTGCTGATGGACATGCGCCTGGAGCTTGACGAGGATCGGACGATCGAAAGTTCACCCCGGAGCCGGCGACGGCTGCCGGGTTTTTGCGTTTTGGGGGATGCAATGTCCTGGTCCATTTCCTTCGCCGGCCGCAGCAAGCGCAGCGTCATCGAGCAGGCCGAGAAGGCCTACGCTCCGCTCGCCGTGAAGCTGCTGATCGTCGACGCCGTGAAGGGCATCAACGGCTCGTTCGACGCCATCACCGTGTCAGGCCACGGCCACCAGGCCGACGGAAGCAGCTGCGACCAATCGAGCTGCACGCTCGAGGTGAAGCCCATCTCGCTGCCGAAGGAATAGCGCGCGGTGAGCGCGCAGCTCGCGATCGAGCTGGACGCGCTGGCCGAACGGATCAGGCGCATCCGCGCCGTCGGTCGCAACGGCGACCTCGAGCCCTTTCACCTTGACCGCTCCCAGGCGCGCCAGGATGCCGTGCAGCTCGCCGAATGGGCGCGCACCGGCAAGCGGCCAGGCTCTTACGAACTCGCCGCCGATCGCGGCCGCGCCGACGAGTCACGTACGCGGTATAGCCAGCGATGAGCCGGGAAAATCTGTGGGCATGCACCGAGCCGGGCGCTTCGTATCCGGGCTTTATCTCGGTGAACCGCTTGCCTGACGGACGCGTTGCCTTTCTCGTTCGCACGCCGTCGCCGAAGGGTGGCATCGGCCACACCGCCGAGATGGAGCTGAGGCCGGACCAGGCCCGCGAGCTCGCGCACGCCATCCTTTCTGGTGTCCGATAAGCGTCAGTCTCGGACGCTAGCCGACACGTGTTCGCACCCTGGTGCGAACCGCAGTTCGTACGGGGTGCGAACCGCAGTTCGCACCTGAACAAAACGAGTCTTCTGGGTTCGTTCGACCCCTCAGATGCCGGGGCAAAATGGGACATGGGCGAGCTCGTTGATCCGCTCGCCTCGGTCCGGGCCTATCTGTCGGCCGAGAAATCCGACAACACGCGGCGGGCCTACGCGAGCGACTTCGCCCACTATACCGCCTGGTGTGATGCTCACGATCTCCGGGCAATGCCCGGCGATCCGGTTTCCGTTGCAAGGTATATAGCCGAGCTCGCCGACTGCGGGCTGAAGGCCTCCTCGATAGAGCGGCGCTGCGCCGCCATCCGCTACGCCCACAAGGCGGCCGGCCACGAACCGCCGACCGGCGCCGAGGGCGTCAAGGCGGTGCTGCGTGGGATCCGCCGGTCGAAGGGCGTCAAGCCGACGCGCAAGGCGCCGGCCGACGCCGCGGCGATCGGCGCCATGCTCGAGCAGCTACCGGCGACACTCGCCGGGATCCGCGATCGCGCGCTGCTGCTGATCGGATTGTCGGCCGCGCTGAGGCGGTCGGAGCTTGTTGACTTAAAAGTCAACGACGTCGAGCGCCGCGGCGCCGGCGTCATCCTCCACATCCGTAGATCGAAGACGGACCAGGAGGGCAGGGGTCACCGGATCCCGGTGCCGGCCGGCCGCAAGCTCAGGCCGGTCGCCGCGCTCGAGGCCTGGCTCGAAGCCGCCTGCATTACGCAGGGGCCTATCTTTCGTGAGATCGATCGCCACGGCCACGTCGGCCAGGCGGCGCTGTCGGGGCGGTCGGTTGCGCGCATCGTCAAGCGCGCAGCGCGCGCAGCGGGGCTGGATGAGGCGATCTTCTCCGGTCACTCGCTGCGCGCCGGTTTCGTGACGCAGGCCCTGGCCGATGGAGTCGACACATTAAAGGCGATGAAGATCACGCGTCACGCGGATCCGCGCTCCCTGGCGATCTACGATCGCCGCGAAGCCGAGCTCGAGGACCACGCGGGAAAGGGCTTTCTGTGACCGCGGGATCCGCGCCGAAGGAATTGCCTCCTCGCCGTAGCTCGGTCGTGCACTGCTGGGTCACTGCCGCGATTGCTGAGGCACTCAGCAAAGAGGCCCGTCGCCGCGGTGTCCACCCGGATCGGCTCGCCGCCGATCTTCTGACCATCTTTGTCGGCGAGAATTGGATTTCGGACATCGTCGAGCGCTGATGCCGATCCTCAAAAACGCCAAGCATGAAGCCGTTTTAGCGGCCTTTATTGCAAATTCGGATCGCGTCGGTTGGCGCGCGTATCGGTCCGTCTACCCGAAATCGTCGCAGCGCGCGGCGGAGACGGCGTGGTCGCGGCTGATGAAGGATGCTGAGTTCTCAGCACGCCACGACGAGCTCGTCGGGGCGGTCACCGAAGAGGCCAAGCGGGCCGCGGTGATGGATCTCACCGAGGTGCTCGAGGAGCTCTCGAAGCTCGGCCGATCGAACATCCAGAACGTCGTCGCCGGCGGCGACACCACGGCCGATGTGATCCAGGCGCTGCGCGACATGGCGCCGGAGCATGCTGCGGCGATCAAGACGCTGATCACCGAGACCTACATGGAAGGGTCCGGTGATGACGCGCGCGAAGTGAAGCGCGTGAAGGTCGAACTGCACGACAAGAAGGGCGCTCTCTCGGAGCTGCGCCGGCATTTCGAACCGGACAAGCACGAGCACACGGGCAAGGATGGCAAGCCGATCGAGGTTGCCGACGCGACCGAGCCGCTCGACGAATTGGATGTGGCGCGCCGCATCGCGTTCCTGCTGGAGCGCGCTGCGCGTGCGCCGGTAAAGCCTGCAGCTGCGGCCAAGGCCGGTGCGAAGGCAAAGCCGAAGCCGAAGGCAAAAGCGAGGTAGATTATGGCCAATGTGCTGAATTCGCTCGCGACGATCTGCGTCGAAGAGCCGGGCTGCAATCCGCGTTCGGCGCCGAGCTACGTGTCGTCGCGCCTGCTTGCGGCAGCGACTGCGGAGTCGATCACCATTCCGGCTGGCTCGGCGTACGTGCGCCTCGCCGGCACGGCGGACTTTTACTACGTCTTTGGTGCGGGACCGGCCACGGTGCCGGGCGACATCGACGACGGCACGGCCTGCGAGCTCGTGAAGCAGCAGGGCGATGCGGACTGGCTCATCATTCCGCCGGGCGCGACCACGATGAGCGTCATCAGCGCCGGCACGCCGATCGTTACGGCGAGCTTCTACAAGACCTGACCTGATTTCCGCGCCGCGCGGATCTTCGCGGCTCCCCTACATCAGCTCTCGAGGAGACTGCGATGGCTCTGCAAAACCTTGCGGACAAGGTCCTGCTTTGGCTCCACGGCCGCCGGCTCGGTATCGTTGGCGACGGTCAGACGGGCGGCCAGTCGGCCCTCGTGCTCGACGGCGTGCCGATCGCGTGCACGCGCTCGGACATCGTCGTCACCACGCTCGGCCACAACGGCGCCGGCGCCGTCGCGGTTGCCGGCGTGCAGGTCGGCGACAACGTCCTCAACGTCACCAACCTGACCACGCCCGGCGACGTCACCGCGAGCTTCGAGTCGACGGCGACCGTGGCCGGCCAGGTGCAGCAGACCGCGGCGACCGACCTCTCGGCCGCGGTGCTGATGTTCCAGGTCCAGCCGCAGAGCTGATCCAGATCGCCGCGGCGTAAGCCGCGCAGTAGGTCCGCTTCAGACCAGCCGGAGAATGGCCCTGGCGCCTGAAGGTCGGGATGCCGGTCACGCGTGCTCCACGCGCGCTCACTGACCGGCCGGCCCCGGCAGCGGCGGAATTCCTTCAACCTGAGGAGAGCACATGAGCCTGGTAGCGAAAGTCGAGCAGCTCTACGCCGAAGCCGGCGATGGTCTGCTGAACGCGTTGAAGCATGTCGCCGGCGAGGTCGAGAAGATCGGCGGCGGCGGTGTCGACGTCGCGAAGCTCGAGGCCGAGATCAAAACGGCGTTCGAGGCGAAGACGAGCGAGATGCTTGCGTCGCTGCACGACCAGGTCGCCAAGGAGATGGCCGCCATCGCCGGCGGCGTGGGCGATCTGCAGGTGCGTATCGCTGCGCTCGAGCATCAGGTGCCGCAGCTGCCGCAGGAGCCGCCGGTGAACACTGGCTCTGGCCAGTCGCAGGAGCATCAGCCGGCCGATCCTGCTCAGGTTCAGCCGCAGTCCGGCACGCCGCCGGCGCAGACCACCGGCACTGCGCAGGGCGGCAATCCGACCTGATCTGAATGAGCGCGCTTGACGAGCTGCTCGCGCGCGTCAAAGCACTCCCTGCGAAGGAACGCGAGGCGATCGAGCGCGAGGCGCTCGCGGCGACCGCCTCGCATCGCTGGGTCCCAAACGTCGGGCCTCAGACGGCCGCGTATTTCTGCGAGGCGGATGAGCTGCTGTATGGCGGCGAGGCCGGCGGCGGAAAGAGCGACCTGCTGCTCGGCCTGGCGCTCAACGAGCACACGCGGGCCCGCGTTCTCCGCCGCATCGACGCCGACGCCGGCGATCTCGGCAATCGGCTCGTCGAGATCCTCGGCACGAATACCGGGTATCGGTCGACGCCACCGACCTGGCGGCAGGGCCAGAAATTCGTCGAGCTGCGCGGTTGCCAGCTCGAGCGCGACAAGCAGCGCTTCAAGGGCAAGGCGCGAGACTTCATCGGCTACGATGAGCTCGCCGACTTCCTCGAGAGCCAGTACGTCTTCATCAACACCTGGAACCGGTCGACCAACCCGAGCCAGCGCTGCCGCGTTGTCGGCGCCACTAACGGGCCGACGACGGCGGAAGGGCAGTGGATCCTGCGGCGCTGGGCGCCGTGGCTCGATCCGAAACATCCGCGGCCTGCCAAGGACGGCGAGCTGCGCTGGTTCCTGCAGATGGGGGGCCAGGACACCGAGGTCGACGGGCCCGGCCCGCATGACGTCGGCGGCCGCATGCTGCGCGCGACGTCGCGCACGTTCATTCGCTCGCGGCTGTCGGACAATCCCGACCTCGCGCGCACCGATTACGCCACCAAGCTTGATGGCCTGCCGGAGGAGCTGCGGCGCGTCTACCGCGACGGCGACTTCACGGTCGGCCTGAAGGACAGCGACTATCAGGTCATTCCCACGGCCTGGGTCGAAGCGGCGATGCAGCGCTGGTCGGAGAAGCCTCCGGCGCGCCTGGCAATGAGTGCGGTCGCGGTCGACGTCGCGCCTGGTGGCGGCGACAACCGCGTCATCGGCTATCGCTACGGCGCCTGGGTTGGGCCGCTCGACTCGGAAAAGCAGGTCGATCGCACCGGCCGCATCACGGCCGCGAAGGTTGTGGAGGTCCGGCGCGATCGCTGCCCGGTCATCGTCGACGTCGGCGGCGGGTGGGGCGGCGACACCGTCATCGCGCTCAAGGACAACGGCATCGAGAACGTGGTCGCCTTCAACGGCGTGGTGCAGTCGACCGCCAAGACGCGCGACGGCAAGCTCGGCTTCTACAACAAGCGCGCCGAGTCCTACTGGCGCCTGCGCGAGGAGCTCGACCCGTCCCAGGAGGGCGGCTCGGCGATCGCGTTGCCGCCGGATCAGGAGCTCAAGGGTGACCTGACCGCGGTCCATTGGAAGCTTACGACGCGCGGGATCTTGCTCGAGGACAAGAAAGACATCGTCGAGCTGCTCGGCCGATCGCCGGACAAGGGCGACACGGTCGCGATGCTGGTGTCAGAAGGCAATCGCGCGATCGCACGCGCGGTCCGCGCTGGCCAGCAAGGCAACCGGCCGCAGACCGCGAACGTCGGCTTCTCGCAGTTCAAGAACCGCCGATGACGCGCTTCCTCAACGGCAGCGAGTCGGCGGTGCCGTTCTCGGATCGCAAGCTCGAGACCGATGGTGATCGCGTCCCATGGACGCTCGAGGAGCTGGTCGAAGCCCAGTGCATGGGCTGCGCCGGTGCGAGCTCGGCCGAGATCGCCGAGCGCCTTGGCCGTGGCGTGGGCGATGTCGAGCGCAAGCTCAACGTCGATCGCGTGCCGCGGCCGCCGCGCGAAACGACCGCCGGCGTGGGATTCCCTAACCTGAAGAGGCGCTGATGAGCGAAGCTCGCAAGACCGGGCTCGACGATCCGCTGCTCGCCGCGCTCGTGGCAAAGCTGCCGGCGCCGGGCAATCCGTGGCCGCGCGGGCAGCGCGTCAACTGGATGCGCATGATCGCGATGGCGCTCAACGAGGCCTATGGCCTCGAGGAGCCGATTGTCATCACCGACATCGAGCCGGCGCGTACGCCGCTGTCGCGCAGCCTGCGCATCGTCACCGACGATGCCGATGGCGCCGCAGCGCCCGTCGCTGTGGCGCGGCCGCGCTACGTCATCGATCCGCAGGGTTTTGCGCTCTGTGACAGCAAGGCGATCGACCCCGAGGACGTGCCCGCCGGCGAGGTCCTCGTCGACGAGCGCAGCGCCGCAGAGCAGGGCGATCTGAGCACCGTCTACTGGAAGACGGGCGGTGTGCGGAAGCCCGAGGCGATCACCAATCTGAAACTGAGGGCCGCGTAATGACCCAGATGTTCACCAAGGCGCAGACGCCGGCGGACGTGCCGCCGCCGCCGCCTCCGACGCCGACGCCTCCGCCGCCGATGCCCGATCCCTATGGCGTTGCGAGCAAGGAAGCCTCGCGCCAGGCGGCGCTGACCGCCGCGGGCCGATCGGGTCGTAGCGCCAGCATCCTCACCACGGCCCAGGGTCGCTCGACGATCGCCGGCGGCGGGAGCAGCAGCTCTGCCGCGCCGTATTCGAGCCCGGTGCTCGGCGGCAAATGAAATCACGCTGCCGCGAGCTGATCGAGATCGGCGATCGCGAATTCTCGAAGCGTTTCCCGCTGCTGACGCTGTGGCAGACGTTCGCCGAGAACTTCTATCCGATCCGCGCCGACTTCACGCGCGCGCGCTACATCTCCGAGGAATTCGCCAGCTACCTCATGACCGGCCGCCCGGTGCTGGCGCATCGTGAGCTCTCGAGCTCGCTGAGCGCCATCCTGCGCCCGCCGGGCATGCCCTGGTCGAAGGCGCAGACCGACATCGATGCGGTCAACAAGGACCGCTCGTCGGCCGCGTGGCTCGCCGGTTGCGACGACGTCATGCGCGGCGTCTTCAACGATCGGCGCTCGCAGTTCAAGCGCGCCACCAAGGAAGGCGACGCGGACTACGTGCTGACCGGGCAGTGCGTGATCGAGCCGCGCATCAACGCCATGCGCGACGGCATGTTGTTCCGCTGCTGGCACCTGCGCGATTGCGTTTGGACGGAGAGCGCCGAGCTCGTCATCGACAGCTTTCACCGCAAGTGGGCGCCGGAGGCGCGCCAGCTGCAGCGCTTCGGCGCGTCGCAGAACTGGCAGATGAGCAGCCAGCTCGACGACAAGGTCAAGAAGGACCCGGGCCGCAAGATCAACTGCCGCGCCATCGTGCTGCCGGCTGATGAGTACGACTCGTTCGGCAAGGACGAGGAGGGCTACACCCGCAAGCGCAATCCGAAGATGCCGTTCGTGAGCATCGTCGTCGACGAGGAGCACGACACGATCCTCGAGGAGGTGCCGCAGCGCAAGCTCGGCTACGTCGTGCCGCGCTGGGTGACGATCGGCGGCTTCTCGCAATACGCCTATTCGCCGTCGGCGATCGTGGCGCTGCCCGATGGCCGGATGCTTCAGCAAATGACGCTGATGCTGCTGGAGATCGGCTCGAAGATCGTCGACCCGCCGATGAAGGCCGTCGGCGACGCCATCCAGGGCGGCGTGAACCTCTACGCCGGCGCCATCAACTGGGTCGATCCGGACTACGACGAGCGCACCGGCTCGGTGCTCGAGCCCATGCAGTTCCACCCGGAAGGGCTCAACTGGGGCACCGAATACGAGGACAAGATCGAGAAGGTCATCAACGAGGCCTTCTACCTCAACGTGCTCAATCTGCCTGAGTACGACGAGAAGGAGATGACGGCGTTCGAATACGGCGAGCGGATGAAGCAGTTCATCCGTCGCGCGACGCCGCTCTTCGACCCGATCCGCGAGGAATACAACGGCGCGCTCTGCGACGACGTCTTCGACACCTTGCTGCACATGGGCGCGTTCGGTTCGCCGCTCGACATGCCGCCGGCGCTGCGCGGGCGCGAGGTCAGCTTCAAGTTCCGCGATCCGCTCGTGGCGGCCGAGGAAGAGGGCACCACCAACAGCTTCAAGAACCTCGCCCAGCTGCTCGGCGCGGCGATGCAGATCGATCCGACGCTGGCGGCCGACGTCGACACCGACACGGCCTTCCGCGATGCGGTGCCGGGCACCGGTGCAAAGCCGACCTGGCTGCGCGACAGGGACCAGGCCGACCAGCTCAAGGCGCAGCAGCGTCAGCAGCAGCAGCAGGACGCTGCGGCGGCCCGCCTCGGCGCCGTCGCGGACAACGGCAGCAAGATGGCGAACGCCGTCGAGAACGTCGGCGACGCCGCCACCGCGCTGCAGAAGGCGGGGCTGACACAGTGACCGCCGCCGTCGAGCTCACGCCCTGGGAGCACGTCGAGCACGTCCGGCCGACGGCCGAGCTCGAGAAGCTCGTCGGCGAGCCGAACAGCTTTGCCTCCTGGCCGCCCTTCTACCGGGCGCAGGCGCTCAAATCGTTCAAGCGCGGCGCCGAGATCGGCCACGTCGCCAGCGACTTCGATCAATCGACGATCGTCGGCACGGTGGATTACCGGCAGGCCGACACGCTGGAGCTGCGCGCCCGCTGGGCGCCGCCGGTGAGCTGACATGCGCGCACCTCGCGGGTCCGTAGCGCCACCGCCGCGCAAGCCGAAAGCGACTGACGGCAAGCTGCGCATGCCGTGGCAGATGCCGAACGGCCCGCTGGCGATCGAGGACGCAGACATCTTCGCCCTGCAGGCGCTGCAGCAGGGCAAGGCAAACGCCGGCCAACAGCAGCGCGTCCTGACGCTCATCATCGACAAGCTCTGCGAGGAAAGCCGGATGAGCTTTTACCCGGGCGGCGATGACGGCCGCCGGGCGTCCGACTTTGCCGAGGGCAAGCGCTGGCCCGCGTCGCAGATCAAGCGGCTGCTGCGCATGCGGCCGGACCATCGCGACCAATCTCCGCCGAGCGGCGAATAGCCGGCGGACCTGACTAACCTGGGAGACTATCCATGAGCTGGCTTCTGCGGTCTCAACTGCTCGGCACGACGCCGTTCGCTGGAATGATCATGCGCGCGCCCGATGACGGCGCCGGTGCTGCAGCTGCTGCGGCTGCTGCGCCAGCTGCTGGCGCGCCGGCCGCTGGTGCTGCTGCAGCAGCTGCGGCGCCTGCCGCGGGTGCTGCTGCCGCCGAGCCGGCCAAGGGCGCGGGCACGATCGCAGCCGGCGCGGATGCGCCGGCGATCACCGCGGCCGCGAAGTGGCCTGATAATTGGCGCGACGAGCTCGCCGGTGGCGACCAGGCGAAGCTGAACATCCTCAAGCGCTACGATTCGCCGGCGGCCTTTGCTGCGTCGGGTTTCGAGCTGCGCGGCAAGATGGACCGGGGCGAGCTCAAGGCTCCCGCGGCGCCGCTGCCGGCGAATGCGACCGACGAACAGAAGGCGGCCTGGCGCGAGGCGCAGGGGCTGCCGAAAGACGCCGCCGGCTATCTCGGCGCGCTCAAGCTTTCCGACGGCCTGGTGATCGGCGAGACCGACAAGCCGCTGGTCGAAGGCTTCGTGAAGGACGTCGCGCTCGAGGCCGGCCTTTCGCCCGATGCCGCGAACAAGGCCGTCGACTGGTACTTCAAGCAGCAGGAGGCTGCGAAGCAGCAGCAGGTTGCTGCCGACGGCCAATTTAAGCAGGCGGCGCTCGTCGAGCTCGGCCAGGAGTGGGGCAAGGACTTCACGGCGAACAACAACGCCGTCACCGGCCTCATCAACATGATGCCGGAGGCGATCCGCGATCGCCTGCTGACGGCGCGCACACCGGATGGTCGCATGCTCGGCGACGATCCGAACTTCAACCGCGCGATGCTGATGCTGGCCAAAGAGATCAATCCTGCGGCCGCGGTGCTGCCGGCGACGGCGGGCGGCGGCCTCACCGGCGTCGAGACGCGCATCGCCGAGATCGAGACGAAGTACATGAAGGCGCAGCAGGGCACGCCGGAGTGGAACCAGTACTGGAAGAGCGCGGCGATGCAGAACGAGTATCGCGAGCTCCTCGGCGCGCGCGAGACGATGAAGGATCGCGCGAAGTCGGCGGCCTAACGCATGCGCGTCGTCAAAGCCTTCCCGCCGATCTACGCGGAGATCCTCGCGGCCTTCCCGGAAGCCGCGCACCGCAAGCCGATCTTCGCGTGGGGCGACATCATCTACAATCCGCACGGGATTGAGGTGACGCGTGAGCTGCAGGTGCACGAGAAGGTGCATGGTGATCGGCAGCTTGGCACGGCCGTGAACGGCACCGCACGCGGCGAGGATGCCATCCGCGTGTGGTGGCACCGCTACCTCACCAATCCCGGCTTCCGGCTGATGGAGGAGCTGCTCGCGCACGCGGCGGAATACCGCGCCTGGTGCGAGAGCTCGAAGATCACGCGCAACCAGCGCCGGCTCGTGCTGCGCTCGCTGGCGCAGCGCTGCGCCTCGCCGCTCTACGGCTCCCTGATCTCGGTGAACGACGCGAAGATCGCGATCGCCGAGCCGGGCAAGCCCTTCAAGACGCGCATCGTCGGATCGACGAGCGCGGCCTAGCAATTCGCGTTCACCGGGCACCCCGCCTCAAGCGGCTCCGGTTGAGCGAATACACCCGCCAATGTGAAGCCCCGAGCGAATGCCGATGGCCCGCGCCCTCAAGCGCGGCACCCCGGAGGTCTGCGCGCGGACACCCCGAACGGAGGCTCGACCATGATGCTCATCGGAGTATTGGACCATGGCCGACTCGGCCTTCCAAATCCAATACCGCCAGGAATTCATCGCGCAGTTCGAGCAGGGCCAGAGCTGGCTTCGCACGACCGCGACCACCGAGGCGGTGATCAAGGGTAACCAGGCGCAGTTCCTGGTTGCCGGTTCCGGCGGCGCTACCGCCGTCACTCGCGGCCTGAACGGCAACATCCCTCCGCGCGTCGACTCCCTCGCCACGGTCCCGACGACCCTGGTCGAGTGGCACGACAAGCCGCAGCGCACCGAGTTCAACATCTTCGCCTCGCAGGGCGATGGCCGCCGCATCATGCAGATGTCGACGGTCAAGGTGCTGAACCGGAAGATCGACCAGGACATCATCTCCGCCCTGGCGACCGGCACCAACAATCTGGGCACCGCCCAGACCTTCACCCTTGCTCTCGCGATGCGCGCGATGAGCAAGCTCGACCTCAACGACGTCGACACGACCGAAGAGGACAACCTCTTCTTCGCCGTGACTCCCGCTGCGTGGGCCTACCTCATGCAGGTCAAGGAGTTCAACGACGCCGATCTCGTCGAGATCAAGCCGCTTTCCGGGCCGGCGCGCCGCTTCCGCCGCTGGGCCGGTTTCAACTGGATCAAGCATCCGCATCTTCCCGGCGTGGGCACGAACAGCGAGAGCTGCTTCGCGTACCACCGCGCGGCCCTCGGCCACGCGGTCAACTCCGGCGAGATGGATGTCCGCGCGGGCTACAACGAAGAGAACGCCTACTACTGGGCGCGCTCCTCGATCTTCATGGGCTCGTCGGTGCTCCAGAACGCCGGCATCGTCGTGGTCACCCACGACGGCTCGAAGTACACGTAACCAGCAGCTGAGCCTGGCGCTTCGCCCCGCTCGCGCAGCGCTAGGTCTCCGCGCGTAACAGAGGGTCACAATCGTGGCTTACACTCCCGACACCCTGACGCTGCTGGTCTCCGGCGGCATCGAAGGTCGCGTCCCGCAGATCTGGACGTATTCGACCGCGGACGCCGACGCGACCATCGTCGGCGCCAGCTACTTCGCGGACGCCTACAACAAGGGCATGCGCGTGGGCGATCTCGTCGACGCGGTGAACCCCACCGGTCCGAAGTACAAGCGCTACCAGTGCTCCGCGGTCAACGCGACCACCGGTGCCGCCACCGTTGCCGCGCCGACCGCGATCACCTGATCGCTGGCCGGACTGGCACAGAGAGCCCGGCGTTTCGGCGCCGGGCTTTTTAATTTCCTGAGGAGGATCCCGCATGGGCCTGTTCAAGCCGCGGAGCGCGCTTCAGCGCACGATCGCCGAGCATCTGCAGGACCACATGCGCGAGATCAAGGAGCTCTTCCCGGGCGCAAAGCTGACGCTGATCATCCGGACCGACGCGCTCGAAAAGCCGGTGATCCTGTCGAATGACGAACAGGCCGAGGCCATCAAAGCCATGCGCGAGATGATGGCCGGCAAGGGCGGCATTCTGCTCAACTGAACCTGCAACCGAGAGGTGCTCTGCAATGGCTAAAGCTGCAACCCTGGAGAAGACGGAGACGGCGGTGCCTGATCTGCCGCGCGCTCTGTCCGAGAGTCGTCTGAAGCTGGTGGGCGCGAGCGGCGCCGACATCCAGAACCATTTCGCGGCGGTGACGCCGCAAGGCACGCCGTTCGAGCACGTGCTCGAGCCGGAGTTCTGGGCGCATTGTGCCTACAAGCTGCGCCCGTGCGATCTCATCACCGTGCACACCGACGACATGACCTACCTCGGCCGTCTCTACGTGCGGTCGGTGTCGGCGCCGGCGCGCGACCGCCCGAACAACCGCGCCACCGTCGCCAAGCTCGAATATCACGAGTTCGGCGCGGCCCCGAAGGACCTGCGCGGCAAGAACCACGAGGTCCGCTTCATGGGCCCGCACCTGAAGTGGTGCGTCGTGTCGCTTACCGACGAGCGTGTCCTCAAGGATGGCTGCGGCACCTCGGAAGAGGCTGCCCAGTGGATGCGGACGCAGGTCGGCTGAAGCCAGCAAGAACGGATTGAGCGAGGGCCGCCCGGTGGGCGGCCTTTGCATTTCCGGCGGAGGGTAGCGTGGCCACCAAGCTCGGCGTCTACAACAAGGCGTGCGTCCACATCGAGGAGCGGGTGCTCGCCTCGCTCACCGAGCAGTGCGAGCGCAAGCGCGTGTTCGACGCGCTCTGGGATGACGTGGTGGCCTATTGCCTGGGGCAGGGGCTCTTTCGGTTCGCGAAGCGCTCAATCTCGATCGACGCCTCGAGCACCGTCACGCCGGCCTTCGGCTGGGACAACGCCTTCACGATCCCCGACGACTGGATGCGCACCGTCGTCGTCTCGGCCGCGCCGCAGCTCGATCCGCCGCTGCTGCAATACGCCGAAGAGGCCGGCTACTGGTATGCCAACGCGACGCCGCTCTATGTGAGCTACGTCTCGAAGGATCCGCTGTACGGGCTCAACCTCGGCGCCTGGCCGCAGAACTTCACCGAATACGTCGGCTATCGCCTGGCGCAGCAGAGCTGCGGCCGCATCACCGGCAAAGGCGATCTCGCCGACAAGCTGCAGCTGAAAGAGGACAAGGCGCGGCGCAACGCCAAGGGCACCGACGCCATGAACGATCCGCCCGGGCTGCCGCCCGTGCCGTTCCTCGTTCGCTCGCGCCGCGGCGCCTTCGGGCCCGGCGGCCTGCGGTTCGGCTCCGGCGAGGGTTGACGGGTGCCCGCCGGTAATTTCCCCCTCTACGCTCTCAACCAGGGCGAGGTGTCGAAGATCGCGCTGGCGCGCGTCGACGTCGCCAAGATGCGCCTCGCCGCGGCCTGCCAGGTCAACTGGTTGCCCTTCGTGCTGGGCCCGATGATGCTGCGGCCCGGTCTGCAGCAGATGGGCGGCGTCCTGGGCGACCAGCCGACGAAGCTCGTGCGCTTTGCCTATTCGAAGACCGACACGGCGTTGCTCGAGCTCACGCCCGGCTTCATGCGGATCTGGATCCAGGACGAGCTGCTCTCGCGCGTCGCCGTGGGCACCACGATCTCGGACCCGAACTTCACCGGCGGGGGCACCTGGAGCACGGCCGACACGACGGCCGGGGCGTCGGTGACCATTGGTGGCGGGACCTGCTCGCTTGCATGCGCGCCGGTCGGCGGCCTGGCGCGCGTCAAGCAGGCGATCGGCGTTGCCGCCGGCGACTTCGGCAAAGAGCACGGCCTGCGCCTGGTCGTGCAGAACGGCCCGGTTACGGTGCGCGCGGGCTCGGGCGATGGTCTTGCGGATTATATCTCACAGACGATCCTCGACACCGGCACACATTCGCTCGTCCTGACGCCGACGTCGGCGAACATCTACCTGCAGATCGAGTCGACCGACGCCCGCACGAAGTCGCTTAGCCAGGCGTCGATCGAGCCGGCCGGCGTCGTGGCCCTGCAGACGCCATGGCAGGGCACGGATCTTCCCAACGTCCGCTACGATCAGTCGGGCGATATCATCTATGAGGCGAGCTACGGCCTGCAGCAGTACAAGGTCGAGCGCCGCGGCGAACGGCCGAACGCGCATGGCTGGTCGATCGTGCTCTACCGGTCGAACAACGGTCCCTTCCAGCCTTCCGCGGGCATTCTCGCCAACTTCACGCCGTCGGCCTATTACGGCAACGGCACGCTCACCTCGGATCGAGCGTGGTTTCAGACTTCGCATGTCGGCGCGCTGTTTCGGCTGTTCTCGAATGGCCAGTTCAATCAGACCGTGCTCGGCAATCAGAACGCCTTCTCGCCGGCGGTGCGCGTCGTCGGCGTCGGCACGGCCTCGCGGAATTACTCCTGGACGATCTCAGGCAGCTGGACCGGGACCATCACGCTGCAGCGGTCCTTCGACGGGCCCGATTCCGGGTTCGTCGACGTTTCGACGCTGACGTCGAACGGCACGATCGCGTCCTCGACCGGCGGCTCAGCTGGCACGCCGAACCTCGACAACGTGATTGCGTGGGAGCGTGTTGGCTTCAAAGGCGGTGGCTACGGCTCCGGCTCGGCCACCGTGGTCTCCGCCTATGCCGGCGGTGGTGGCTACGGCCTCTGCCGCGTCACCGGCTACAATTCGCCGACGTCGGTCAACATCGAGATCCTGCAGGCCTTCAGCTCGCTCACCGCGACGAACGACTGGGTCGAGTCGGATTGGTCGGGTGTTGTCGGCTGGCCGAGTACGGTGGCCTTCCACGAGGGCCGGCTCGGCTTTGCCGGGCGTGACGAGATCTGGCTCTCGCACTCGGACGGCTTTGACGACTTCCGCGATATCGACAATCAGGGCGATGCGATCGGCGACGCCGGCGCGATCATTGAAGCGATGGGCTCGGGCCCCGTCGACTCGATCTCGTGGTTGCTTTCGCTCTCGCGCCTGCAGATCGGCCGCGAACAGAGCATCGGCTCGGCGCGGAGCTCGAACTTCGACCAGCCTTTGACCCCGACGGGCATCGTCATTCGCGACTCGTCCGACCAGGGCGCGGCGCGGCTGCCGGCGCTCAAGTGCGGCAAGCGCGGGATCTACGTCGGGCAGAACAATCGCGTTTACGAGCTCGCCTTCAACGCGCAGGAGATGGACTACGACGAGCGCGACCTGACGCGGCTCAACCTCGACATCATCCAGCCGGGCTTCGTCGACGCCGACAAGGCGACGCATCCGGATAAGCAGGTCGTGCTGCCGCGCACGGACGGCCAGGCGGCCGTGCTGCTCTACGACGTCAAGGACGAGGTCGAGGCCTGGTGGCGGATGCAGACCCTTGGCGTCATCGAGAACTATTGCGTGCTGCCGCAGGCGGGCGTCGAGGATGCGCAGTACTTCGTCGTGAGGCGCACGATCAACGGCGTTACTCGCCGCTTCATCGAGAAGCTCGCGCTGCGCGCCAACTGCGCCGGCGGTGCGATCAATCAGCAGCTCGACTGCCACATGGTTTACCAGGGCGCGCCCGTCTCGACGGTGCAGCTGCCCTGGCTGCCGAATACCGAGGTTGCGGTCTGGGCCGATGGCCAGTCGATCGGCACGACCACCACCGACGGCGCCGGCAACTGTGCGATGCCGGACGGCCTAGCGCACTCGAATATCGTCGCGGGCCTGGGCGGCAAGGTCGTGCGCGGCTCGGTCAGTCACTTGCTCGGCGACAACACGAAGCCGGACCAGGTCTTCGCCCAGAATTCGACGACGCTCACGGTCGGGCCGGGTTACGAGGGTTATCCGGCCGAGGTGTTTGCCGACATCGGCGGCACGGGACGGCCGAAGCACATCGGCACGCTGATCGTCTCCGGCGGCGTCGTCACGCTGCCGAACCTGCAGTCGGCTTCGACCATCGTTGCGTGCCTGGGCTACGTGGCGCCGTTCATGTCCGCGAAGCTCGCCTATGCGGCGGCCGCCGGGACCGCGCTAACGCAGAAGAAGCGCATCACGCATTGCGGTCTGGTCATGTTCGACACCGACGCGCAGGGCATCACGTTCGGCCAGCGCTTCGACATCATGGACTCGCTCCCGCAGATGGAAGCCGGGCAGGTGACGCCGCCCGGCACCGTCTGGTGGGAGTACGACGAGCCGGCGATCGCCATGCCGGGCGAATGGGACACCGACGCGCGGCTCTGCCTGCTGGCGCAGGCGCCGCGGCCCTGCACGGTCGGTGGCGTCGTCGTCGGCGTGGATACGAGCGGATGAGGGTCCGCTTTCGGCCGAGCGAGCCGGCGGACTTCATCGCGCTTCTCGGGCAGCTGCCGGTTCACCGCACGCGCGGGATTACAGCGCTCGCCGGCGACGAGCTGCTTGGCATCGGCGGATTGATCATGGCGCCCGACGGAAGCGTGTGGGCGTCCTGCTTCATCAGCGACGCGGGACGGACGTTTCCGCGGGCGGTGCACCGCGCGGGGCTGGAGCTGATGAAGCTGGCGCGGTCCACCGGCTACGCGCGGGTGTTTGCGACCGCCGAGGATCGGCCTGGTGCTGCGCGGTGGCTCCTGGCGCTTGGATTTCATTTTGTTCCTGAAAAATTGCTGTTCGTCTGGGAGTGCGCCTAATGGCGACCGCGCTAATGGCCGGTACGATGGCCCTGACGGCCGCCGGCACGGCCATGTCAGCGTCGTCGACGATCGCCGGCGGCAATGCCGCCGCGCGTGCCGGCCTGATGCAGCAGAACGCCGACAACTATCAGGCCGCGCAGCTCAACGAGAATGCTCCGGGCGAGATCGGCGCCGCGCAGCGCACGATGCTCGACACGCAGCTCAAGACGAAGCAGCTGCAGTCGACGATCGAGGCGAATGCCGCCGGCGGCGGCGTCAATGCCGCGGTTGGGTCCCCGGTCGCGGCTGAGAAAGAGATCGCCGGCCGAGGCACCTATCAGTCGCTGATGGATCTGTTCAACGGTCAGAACAAGGCGACCGGCGAAGAGAACGAGGCGCAGGGCGCGACGTACTCCGGCGTGATTGCTAACGAGGGCGGACAGATGCAGCAGCGCGCCGCAAACCTCAACGCCATGGCGACGATCGCCGGCGGCGGCGCGAGCATGATGCGCAGCGCCGGCGCCTATTTCTATCCCAACCAGTTCGGACGTCCGGGTGTCGGTTATGGCTAAGCTTCCGGACTGGTCCGACCTCGGAGCGACGCCGAACGTCACGGGCTCGCGCCCGATCGGCAGCTATGACGTCAGTCCTTACGCGCGCGGCGCCGCGGCTGAGGCGGCTGCCGGAGCTAATCTTGGCAAAGCGGTGGCCGATGTCGGTGCCGCCGGCAGCGACGTTCTCCTCGACCAGGCGCGCTACCAATACGCGACAGCCCACGCGGACTTCCTGTCGAAGAGCATCGACCTGAAGTCGTCGCTGGCGAACGACACCGACTATTCGACGATCGAGCAGCGCTACACCGACGGCATCAACAAGATCCGCGACGAGGCGGCCTCGAACATCAGCCTGCCCGGGATGCGCGCGCGGTTCGTCGACCTGGCGCAGCCGGAGATCGAGCAGGGCGTCGCAGGCATCCGGCAGCACGCCTTCAAGCTCGAGGGCGACGCCAACGTCGCCGACGTGCAGCAGCAGGGCTCGAAGTTCATCGACCAGGGCACGGCGGCGCCCGGCGACTCGCAGATGCAGCAGAAGCTGATCGGAGCCTATGGCGCCCGCGTCGACGGCCTGGCTGCGCGCGGCTGGATCTCCCAGGAAGCCGCGCTCAAGATGAAGCAGGACTGGGCGCATCAGTACGCGCTCGCCGACGGCGTCGCGCGCTCGAGCACGGATCCGCAGGGCGTCATCAACGACCTGCGCGCGGCGCCGGGCTCGCCCGATCAGATCGACAACCGCATCGTCCAGATCGAGAGCAACGGCAACCCGCTGGCGCGATCGAAGACCTCGAGCGCCTACGGCCTTGGACAGTTCGAGCCGGGCACCTGGCTGCCGCTGATCCGGCAAGCGCATCCCGAGCTCGCCGACAAGTCGGACGCGGACCTCCTGGCGCTGCGCGCCGATCGCGGCCTCAACATGGAAATGCTGGCGCTCAATCGTCGGCAGAACACGGACTATCTGACGAAGAACGGCGTCGAGGCTTCGCCCGGCAACATCTACCTCGCGCATTTCCTCGGACCGGCCGGCGCCGCAGCCGTGGCGAAGGCCTCGCCGACGGCGCCGATCGGCGACGTGCTGGCCTCCGCCGTCGGCAAGGACCAGGCCGCGAAGATGATCGCGGCGAACGGCTCGATCCTCAACGGACAGACCGCCGGCGGCGTCGCGCAATGGGCGAGCGACAAGATGGGCGGCGTCGGTCCTGGCGGCGGCCACATCTACGACATCCTGCGGCCGGACCAGCGCGCAATGCTGCTCGACCATGCGCAGACCGCGCTGCAGCGTCAGACCGTCACCGACTTCTCGGACTTTCAGGGCCGCGTGAAGGACAGCGAGGCGGAAGCCGCGCGCACGGGCAACGTCACCAATCCGATTGGGCCGGAAGAATTCGTTGCGCGCGCCGGGCCGGTGGCCGGACCGCAGGCCTATCAGCAGTACCAGGCCAACATCCAGCTCGGCCGCGACGTCTCGCGCGTGGCGAAGCTCGATCCGCAGGAACAAGCGCAGCTCATCCAGAGCTACGAGCCGAAGGCTGGAGATCCTGGCTACGCCGATGCGGTGCAGCGTCAGAACATCCTGACGAAGGCGATCAAGCAATCCGAGGCTGAAAGGAAGGCCGATCCCGCGCAGTTTGCGATCAACCGTCTTGCTGCGAGCGGTCCGGCCTACGACGCGCTGCAGAAGGCGACCGATCCGGCTGCCAAGACTGCGGCCGCGCGAAACTACGCCTCGACGACCCTGATGGAGCAGGACCACATCGGCCTGCCGCCCGAACAGCAGCACATCCTGCCGAAGGCCTATGCCGACGGCTTCAACAAGGCGATCGAGAAGGCGTCTTCAGCCACCGATCCGCAATCGCGCGTCGCGCTCATCAATGTGGTGCGGCAGGAAGCCTCGACCTGGGGTGAATACTGGCCGCAGGTGATGCGCGAGCTCTCGCCCGGCGTGCAGCCGGTGGTGCGCGCGATCGCCGCCGGCGCCGACGATACGGCGATGACGCGGATCCTCCGGCTCGATCCGAAGGACAACATGAAGAGCCTGCTGAGCGATCAGCCGGACACCAAGGTCTCCGCGGCTGCAGCTGCGGTCGACACGGCGATGGCGCCGCTGCGCGCGACGCTGCTGCCGAGCCAGCGCGACGGCAAGAACAGCGATTTCGAGGCCTACTCCGGTCTCGCCGGCAAGCTGACCGCGCTCTATGTGCGCGACGGCGACGATGCGACGACGGCCGCGACGAAGGCCTTCAATGCGCTGATCGGCAATCGGTACGACTTCCGCGACACCTACCGAATTCCCAAGAGCGCCGGCGTCCTGCCTGATGACGTGCAGGCCGGCGCGCAGGTCGCCCGCGGCAAGCTCGGCGAGCTAGGCGTGCAGCCGGCGGTGAACGACATCGGCGTGTCGAACGCTGCAGCCGACTCGATCCCGAAGTTTGCGCGCGACGGGAAGTGGGTCACCGCGCCCGACAATTCCGGGCTCAATCTCGCGTACGGCGACAAGTTCGTGCGCCGGACCGATGGTCAGCCGCTGAAGCTGAGCTGGTCGCAGCTCTCCGACATGGCCAAGGCCAACCGGGCGGCGTCCGCGGCTGATCCGCAGTCGATGGTGATCACGCCGTGACCTTCGCCGACAATTTCGCCGTGCCGGACGATACGGGACCGATCCGCGCGTCGGAGCTGCACGCGTCGCTCGGCGAAAGCCTCGGCGCGCAAGCGTCGGAAGCGCTCGATGCGCAGTCGGGCATTTCGGCGATGCAGCTGTGGCGTCGCGCCAAGAGCGCGATGGCCGGCGGCGATATGGTGCCGGGGCTCAATGCGCCCGATGCGCCGTTGCCGGAGGACATCGCCAACTTCGACCAGGCGAAGGCCGAGATCCCGGACGTGTCGATCGCCGACGCGAAGGCGCGTGTGAAGCAGGAGGGTCTCGACGGGGCACTGCCGCTGCCGGACCAGCCGAGCATTAAGGCGCCCGTGCTGGATCTGATGATCCAGGAGGCGCAGGAGCACCGCGATCGCGAGGCAGCGATCGCGCGCGGACCGCACGGGTTCTTTTCGGGTGCGCTCGGCTTCGCGACGTCGATCGGCGCCGGGATGATCGACCCGGTCAACATGGCCGCGTTCTCGATCCCGGTCCTCGGTGAGGCCCGGTGGGGCAAGCTGCTGGCGAATGCCGGGGACAGCCTCTTTGCGCGCGCCGGCGTCAGGGCGGTGCAGGGCGCGGCGCAGGGCGCCGTCGGCACCGCGGCGCTGCAGCCGCTCGATTACCTGATGCACACGGCCGACGGCCGGGATTACACGATGGCCGATGCGCTCAAGTCGGTGATCATGGGCGCCGGGATGGGCGCGGCGTTTCACGCCGGCATCGGTGGCGTCAGCGACGTCGCGGCCCGGTTCGGTGGCAGGGCACTGCCGGGCGCAGCTGATGGGCCTGGCGCGGCGGCAGTACAGCCGATTGGCGAAACTCAATTAGAAGGCCGTGGAGAGGCGTTCGGCACTCCCGGCGAGGAAGTGCCGGGTGTGACAGCGCCCAGCGCGCCGGCTGCGGCCGCGCCGGAGGCTGACGAGGCTTTCCGGGATATGCCTGACGCATATCCCCCGGACCATCCGGCGAGCGTGCTGGCGGATCTGCCGCCTGGCGCCCGCGAGGACGTGGCTCGTGCGGCCATGGCCGACGTGATCAACGGCCGGCCCGTTCGGGCCGCGGAGATGCTCCAGGAGGCGGCCAAGGTCGACCCGCGGATCGCGGAGACGATCGACGCCTGGCACGGTTCGCCGCATGACTTTGACGCCTTCGACATTGCCCGGATTGGGGATGGCGAGGGCGCCCAGTCGTTCGGTCATGGGCTCTACTTTGCCGAGAACGAGGGTGTTGCTCGTCGATATCGCGTTACGACGTCCGACGCGTCCTTCATTCGGAAGGTCCAGGATATCTACGACGAGTCCTCGTCACCGGATGAGGCGGCAGAAGCGATCCGTGACAGTACGACCTTCAATGCGGGCGAGAAGCGCCTGCTGACGGCGCTTCAGCACGATGACTGGCTGGGATTCGATTATCCGCATCAAGCGGTGTCGGCTGCGCTGCGTCAGCCTCGCAATTTCGATCTTTCGCCCGAAAGGCAAAAAGCGCTCGCCGATCTCGGCCGCGTGTACCGCGTAAAGATCCGGGCGCGCCCAGAGCAGCTGCTCGACTGGGACAAGCCGCTGGCTGAGCAGAGCCCGGAAGTGAAGGAAGCTGTCTCGAAGCTGCTGCCCGAAGGCAAGACGAAGTGGGGCTTTGAGCCGCGTACGGGTGAGGACTTTGCTCGCGCAATGCCGGACCACCTCGGTGAGCCCGGTCCCACCACGAAGATCGCCAATCGAGCCAAGGCCTCGGAGGCGATGCGCAACGCGGGCATCCTCGGCATCAAATACCTGGATCAGGGATCCCGCGCGCGCGGAGAAGGCACACGTAATTTCGTCGTGTTCTCTGACCGCGACGTCGAGATCACGCACAAGAACGGCATCCCGGTCTCGCGTGCGGAAGCGAAAGCGATCAAGGCGGAGAAGCGCGCGGCAAAACCGCAGTCGCTGCTCGAATTCATCCGCGCCAAGGGCGGCGTGAGCGAGGACGATCCGCTTGCGGCCGACCTGTTGCAGTCCTTCGGCGGCGAAAACCCGAACATCCGCGGCAAGGGCAAGCTGGTGCGGCCGGAGGGGCTTAGCCTCGACCGGTTGCGCGAGGCCGCGGTCGAAGCTGGCTATCTGCACGATCATGGCGACGAAACCGGCGGTGCTTCACAGAGCACTATCCAGGACCTGCTCGACTCGGTCGATCGAGAGGCGAGGGGCGAGAAGCAGTACCCGCGCGGCGAGGAGCTCGCCGGCGTCGACGAGAACGCCGCGCACCTGGCGGAGCGCAGCGAGGCGGAACGCGAGATCTTCTTCCACCAGGCCGGCGAAGACATCGACCGCCTGCTGGACCAGAACGGCGTGACGGCCATCCGTCCGCAGATCAAGAACTTCGCGCTGCGCCTGCTCGAGCGCGGCAAGGCGCGGGATGCGGAAGACGCCTTCCATCAATCGCTCGACAACTTCGACATGCTCGGCGATCGGCCGCAGATGGGCGATGCCGACATGGCGGACTGGCAGCAGTTCGCCAATGCGCCGGCCGACTATGAGGATCCCGAGTTCGTGGCGCAGTCGAAACAAGCGGCTGCGACGCCCGAGCCCGCGTCGGTGGATCCGGCAAAGGCGCCGTCGGCGGCCGAGCAAGCTGCAGCTGAGGCCGACAAGGTCCTCGAGGACATGCGGCCGATGCTGACCGAGGAAGAGCGCACGCAGATCGACGAGCTGCTCGGCCAGCTCGATCGCGACCGTGAAGAGCGCGGCAGCATCATCAAGGAAGGCGCGGCCTGTCTCGCCGCGGCGGTGGCTTAGTGGCGCGCTCACGCAAGGACTGCCTTGACGAGATCGCCCGCAAAGCCGGGCGTTCGCGCAAGGATGTCGAGGACGTCCTCGACGACATCCTCGAGCGCGCCGATCAATACGAGCACGACGGCATGTCGCCGGACGAGTCGTACGCGAAGGCGCGCGACGAGATGCTGCAGGAGATCGGCGAGCAGGCGGCGCTCCGCCGGCGGGCCGAGATCCTTGACCTGCGGAAGATGGCGTCGCGGCATCGCTACTACGCGCAGACCGCGGCCGAGGTGAAAGCTCTGGCGCCGAAGCTCGCAGCCGAAGGGCCGAAGCTGGCGCTCGAGGCCAAGCTCGTCGGCATCAACCTGCCGGTCACGCGTGGCCGCATGTCGGTCGACGCGCAGTATGTGGCGCTGCGCCGCGACTGGGTCGGCGGCTTTGCGCGGGATCTCGAGCAGGGCGGCCTGATGAAGGTCTTCGCGTCTCGCGCGCTCGAGGAGAAATGGACGGACGAGCTCTTCGAGCTCAACCGCGGCCGTGACGGCAACCCGGGCATCACCAAGGACAAGCAGGCGCTAGAGATCGCGCGCACGATCCAGAAGTGGCAGCGGGTCGGCATGGCTGCGATCAACCGCGAAGGCGGATGGGTGCGGTCGTATTCCGGCTACATCACCAAGTCGTCGCACGACGCCGACGCCATCCGCCGCGCGGGTCCGCTGCAGTGGGCGGCCGACGTCCTGCCGAAGCTGGATCTGCGGCGCACCTTCGGCACCGCCGATCGGCAGCAGGCGCTCGACGCGCTGCATCAGATGTTCGATCCGCTGTCGAAGGGCAACCATTTCGATTACGGCCGACCGGTGGAAGAGCCGCTCTATCCGAACGTGGCCTCGAAGGCCTCGGCCACGCGCGAGTTGCACTTCCGATCGGGCAAGGACTGGCGGGCCTATAACGAGAAATACGGCGTTTCCAATCCGACGCACACGGTGGTGCAGGCACTCTCGATCGGCGCCAGGCGCACCGCACTCCTGAAGGAATTCGGGTCGAAGCCGGCCGAGGCCTTCGAGAAGGACGTCCAGTTCATCAAAGCGACGCTGAAGGCTGAGAGCAAGGGCGCGCTGTCGAAGATGTCCGCGCTCGAGGCGCGGCTGAGCTCGCCCGGTCTCGACGCGGCGACCAAGCCGAAGCTCGAGGCCGACATTGCGGAGCTGCGCGGCAAGGTCGACGAGTCGGTCGCCAAGTTTCAGGATTTCGAGGCCTTCACCGGCAAGGACACCGTGTTCGGCTCGGCCGCGCACAATCGCTTCGCGCAGATCGACGGCACCTCGCAGAAGCCGGTCAACCGCACGATGGCGAACGTCGCCTCGGGCTGGATGGCCATTCAGCGCATGGCCAAGCTCGGCCGCGTTGCGCTCACGCACTTTGCTTCGCTGCCGACCAAGGCGATGGAAGCCCGCTACTGGGGCATTCCGTTCGCCGAGCGGTATAGGTCGCTGATCCGTGGCCTGACGCAGGGCACCGACGGTTCGGTGAAGCGCCAGGCGCTTGATGCGACGCTGGTCGCATTCGAGAACCGGCTCGGTCACATGATGTCGATGTACGACGTCGCCGACGCGCCCGCCGGCGCGCTGGCAAAATGGGAGACGACGTTCTTCAAGCTGACCGGCGTCTCGAGCGTCATCGACAATCAGCGCGGCGATGCGGAGGCGATGTTCGCCTCGCACATCGGCGCCAAGCGCGGGCAGGCCTGGGCCGACGTCGGCCGCAAGGAACAGCGTGTCCTTAAAGGCTTCGGCATCGGCGAGGCCGAATGGAAAGCGCTGCACGGCGTCGAATGGAGCAAGCTGGGCGATCGCACCTATCTGTTCCCGGCCGATGCGATGAAGCTCTCGGACGATCAGATTCGGGCCTACGTGAAAGAAGCCCGGCCCGGCGGGATAGCCGAACGCGCAAACGACGTCGACGTGGCGAAGGCGCGCGAGGATCTCGCGCTGCAGCTCGCCGCCGCCTACAGCGATCGGGCTGGCTTCGCGGTGCCAATGCCGTCGGCGCGTATCCGCGCCATGCTGTTTCAGAAGGCATTCGAGCCCGGCACCGGTCTGAACACCGCGCTGCGGCTGCTTTACCAGTTTAAAATCTGGCCGGCCGACATGGTTGTGCGCGCCTGGGGCCGCGAGATCTACGGCACGATCGGCGACGGCCGCATGGATCGCGTCGCCGGCCTGGCGGAAGCCGCGGTCGGCGCCATCGTGTTCGGCGTGGCCTCGGAAGCGGTGCGCGAAGCCATCCAGGGCCGCGATCCGATCGCGGAGATGCAGCACAACCCGATCGGCGCAATCGTCAAGGGCGGCCAGCGCTCGGGCTTCGGCTCGCTGGTCGGTGACTTCTTGCTCGGCGAGTTCGATCGGCACGGCTTCTCGGCCGTCGGCTCGCTGGCCGGCCCGACCTTCAGCCAGATCGACACGCTCGTCGATCTGCTGCATGCCGGCGGCCGCACGAAGGATGGGACGTTTGGCGCCACGGCGATGCGCGAGCGTGGGGCGGACTTGATCAAGCTGGCCCGCGACAACACGCCCTTTATGAACCTCTGGGCAACGTCCTGGGCGATGAACGCACTCGTCTGGCATCGCCTGCAGGAATGGATCAGCCCGGGATATCTGCAGCGCGCCGAACAGCGGCAGAAGCAGCAGGAGGGTGCGCACTTCCTCATCTCGCCGGCGAAGACCGATCAGTTCATCACCGGCCGCGCGCCGAGCCCCTTCTAGTGGAGCTGCTCGATGGCAACCCTTGATCGCCGCGGCGTCGTCGTCTCGGCGACCGATCCCGCGCAGGCGTCGGATCCAAATCCCGGGCTCGCCATCAAGGTCGCCGTCGCGACGTCGACGACGGCCGATATCGTGCTCAACGGTCTGCAGACGCTGGATGCCGTCGTGCTCGGTGAGGGCGATCGCGTGCTGGTCAAGGACCAGACGGACCCGACGCAGAACGGGATCTACAACGCCTCGAGCGGCAACTGGCCGCGCGCCGCGGACGCAGACAAGACGTCGGATTTTGCGCCGGGCATGCGCGTCGAGGTGATGGGCGGCACGCTCAACGGCGGCAAGGCCTACAAGCTCACCTCGGCGTCGCCGGTGGTGATTGGCACGTCGGCCATCACCTGGGCGGTGGTGACCTATCCGAATTCCGCGATCGAGTGGCAGTTCGGCGGCGACGCCAGCGGGGGTGCCATCATTCTGCCGGGTCTGGGCCCGGCGCTCGAGGTGCCGTTCCAGTGCACGATCGTGCGGGCGCGGCTGTCGGCCGACCGCGTGGGCTCATTCCAGGTGGATCTGTGGAAGACCGCCTTCGGCGTGGTGCCGAGCTCGGCGAACAGCATCTGCGCCGCGGACCTGCCGACCTTGTCGAATGCGCAGTTTGCCGAGAACATTGCGCTTCCGGGTTGGACCACGATGCTCAACGAGGGCGACTTCATCACGCCGAACATCGTGAGCTCGTCCGTCGTGCGACTTTTGACGCTGTCGCTTCAGCTTTCGCGGTTCAACTGACGCATGTCCTATTCGATCACGGATCTCGGCGGCGTTTTCGGCGTCACGACGACGTCGATCTCTCTGTCGGGCCTGACTGTTCCTGCCGGATCGCTGATCTGCGCGCTCGCGCAGTGCAATGGTGACGTGCCGGCCTCCTTCAGCATCACCGATGGTGCCGGCAACATCTACGGGCAGATCGGCACCTTGCTGCCAAACGGCGCCGCAACTGCGAACGGAGCGTTGTATTACGTCTGGAACTGCGCAGCGCTGTCGGGCGCGTCAATCAGCTTCTCGCACGGCAGCGCGAACAATTTTGGATGCAGTCTTTCCGCATTCTATGCGACCGGCGTCCTCGCGGCCTCGGACCCGCACGATGCTGGCGTCGATGTCGTGACCACGGGGTCCGGTACGAGCGAAAGCTGCACGTCGGGTGCTCCGGCCGGTGCCAACGAGCTCTTTGTGGCGGCGAGCTGCTACTGGTCCGACTCGACTTTCAACCAGGACACGGGCCACGGCTGGGGTGCACCCTTCACGCCGGTTCATAATTCGCTCGTGACGATGGGCTCCGCCGGCGGCACGCTGATTAACGTCGGCTCGGGTGCAAAGACCTACGCGCCGACAACGGCCGCAGGCGTGCAATGGGCAGTGCGCGTCGCGGCCTTTAAGCCGGCTTCTGAAGTATTTGTCCCCTACGCACCGATGCAGCAGCTCGGCCCGATCCTCGCCCAGTGTAGGGCGATCGGCCGGTCCTTCAGCGGGTGGCGGAAGCGTCGCTCCGGTCTCCTCACTCCCGCCTGGAGCATGTGATGCAGGCGTTCCCGCACTACGACCTCAGGCAGTTTCCCTTCATGAAGCCGCAGGGGCCGCACATGCCGGTCTCCGAGGCCTACGTCTGCATCCCGCCGGCGCTGGTGATTACCGACGGCGAGGGCGCACTCTGGACGCTCGGCTTCGACCAGGGCGGCTGGCGCACGGGCGAGTTCGAGTTCGACGTCGTGCGCAACGGCCGCAAAACCGGCGAGCACGCCTGCCGCATCGAATATCGCGGCGGCAAGGTGCGGATCTTCGGCGAGGCCGGCTGGCGCACCTGGAACGGCCGCACCTTCATCTGAAATCCCGCCGGCAACGGCGGCGATGCCCACAATAACGCCCTTGGGCAGGGCGCCGGCGGTGAGATGCCGCGTATCATCAATGGAGTCGCTCTATGCGCGAGTTTAAAATCTCGGCGGCCGGTATCACTGTTGCCGGCGCCACCACGCTGCTCTTCCTCAACCCGGCGGCCGCGCCGAACCCGAACATCGAGTTCCTGCGTCACTGGATCGGCCAGTCCGCGAACGCGACGTCGGCGCAGCAGCGCGTGCAGCTCGTCGAGCAGACGACGGCTTTCCCGACGCTGACCTCGGCGACGCCGACCAAGACCAAGCCGGCCGATCCGAACGCGTCAGTGATCGCCGGCGGCACCGCTGGCGCTGCGGGCACCTCCGGCATCAACGCGTCGGCCGAGGGTGCCGGCACCAAGACCGTGGTGCACGAGGACGCGTTCAACGTGCTCAACGGCTGGCTGTTCGTGCCGACGCCGCCGGAGACGATCGTCATGCCGGCCGGTTACACCAAGGGCCACGGCATGTTCTTCCCGATCGCGCCGGCAACGCTCACCAACTGGGCGTTCGGCAGCGTCTTCCGCGAGGTGTAATCGCGGCAGCCGTTCATCTTCCACGCAACGAGGATCTCCAGCTATGAGCGACTTTAACAGCACGATCACGCATGTGGTCGCCGAGCGCGCCGCCGACGGCAAGAAATTCCGTTCGGAACACGGCGAGGCTCACAACGGCAAGGCCTGCAAGAAGGTCTGCGCCTTGACCAAGGACCATCCGACGCTTGGCAAGCACTGGAACGTCGAGATCGGTCAGACCGTCGTCGAGCTCGAGGACGGCACTCTGATCGCCGTCCTCAACGACGAAGTCCGCTGAGCAGCTGACGGATGTCGATCTTCTTCCCGCCCCCACCGCCGATGATGGGGGCGGGACAGCCTTTCGCGCCGCGCAAGCTTCCGCCGGCGCTCGAGGCCGTCAGGGTCGATAATCCACCATCGACGCTCGGCGGCCCGGTGGCTATCGGCGCCGAGATCGTTGCGCGGGCGCAGCCGGATCCGTGGATCAACACGCCGCTGGGTCGCCAGGCCTACGAGCAGCGCAAGCTCGTCCCCGGCGTGCCCGGTCAGTCGATCGACAATCCGCCGCCCTCGCACCACGGGCGCGGCGTGCGCTTCGCGGCGATCGTGGCGGCGTGGCAGCCGGATCCGTGGATCTACGCACCCGTGGGCCGCCAGGCGTACGAGCAGCGGAAGCTGGTCCCGGGCATTCCCGGGCAGTCAGTCAACAACCCGCCGTTTTCGCTCGGCGGCCCGGTGGCTATCGGCGCCGAGATCGTTGCGCGGGCGCAGCCGGATCCGTGGACCTATACCTATTTCGGCCGCGGCCAGCCGTTCGGGCCCGCGAAGATGGCGCCTGGCATCCCCGGGCAGTCGACCAACAATCCGCCGATCGTTTTCGGTGGCCCGTACGCAATGAAGGCCGAGATCCTCGCGATCGAGCAGCCGGCCTGGACCTACTCGCCGTGGCCGTACGTCTTCATGGGTCGCGGGCAGCCCTATGGCGGCCGCGTTGCGGCGCCGCGTTTGATCAGCGTGGCCGTCGACGAGCCGCCTTACAGCCACCCGGCGCGGACGGCCGCACAGATGGCCATCATCGACTCGTGGCGGCCGCCGCCGCCGTTCTTCCACCTGCAGCTCTACAGCTCGCGGCCGGCGCCGCAGCGGCTGCGACCGACGGCCCGCGGCTACATCATCCTCTGAGGCATTCATGAACGCGATCTCGCGCACCGGGAACATCTTCGAGGATGTCGCCATCAAGGCGCCCGTGCGAGTCGCGACGACCGCGGAGATCGTGCTCTCCGGCCTGCAGACGATCGACGATGCGGTGCTCATCGAGGGTGATCGCGTCCTGGTGAAAGACCAGCCCGACGAAACGCAGAACGGGATCTACGGCGCCTCGAGCGGCAACTGGCAGCGCACCGTCGATGCCAGCAAAAATACCGACTTCGTGCAGGGCACCCTCGTGCCCGTCGCGACCGGCACGGACAACGGCGGCGTCATCTACGCGCAGCAATGCGCGGACAGCCCGGTGGTGATCGGCACATCGCTGATCACCTTTGTCGACCAGACCGACATCACCGGCCAGCAGATGGCGGCGACGTCGACGACGTCGCTGGCGATCGGCATGGGCGCGATGACCTTTGCCACCCAGGCCGGCAAGCGTTTCGCGGCAGATCAGTGGGTGCTCGCGTTCTCGGCGGCCAATCCGAACAACGCGGTGCTCGCGCAGATCACGAGCTATGCCGGCACGGCGCTGGTTGTGGACAGCATCGCGACGGGCGGCGCCGGCACGGTCGACGACTGGCAGATCGTGCTCGCGAACTCGCCGGCCTCGGCCGGGCGCGTGCCGCCGGTCGGCACCGGCAACGTGTCGGGGCCTGGCGTCGCCGTCTCAGGCAACCTGGCGGCGTTCGACGGTCCGACCGGGAAGGTGGTCAAGGACACCGGCATTCCTGCTGGCACTCTCGCGGGCCGGAATCAGCTTCTCGCGGGTGATGCGGGGCCGGCGTCGATCGCCGGCAGCAACCTCGCGCCTGGGGCGGTGGGCGTGCCGTACATCGCACCGCAGCTCGCCGACAACCTGATCCTGTCGAACAGTTCGACGTCGCCCAACACGACCATCAACATTTCGCCTGGGCGCGTCGTGTCAGACGATGGCTCGGCCTTCCTCGTGCTGGCCGGCAGCCTGTCGAAGCGGCTCGATCAGGCCTGGACGGCCGGCGGTACGACCGGCGCGCCCGCCGGCGGGGCGGATAGCGGCGTTCTCGGCGCCAGCCAGACCTGGCATTTCTATCTGATCGGCCGCATCGGAATTGCCGCTACCTCATGGTCGCGCACGTCGAACGTTGTCACCGTGCTGGCTCCGTCGCACGGGCTCGGCGTCGGCGGGACGGTGCGGCTGCGCAACTTCGGCGGCGGCCTCGACGGTGAGAACGTGATCTCCGGAGTGCCGGATGCAAACCATCTGTCCTTCGCGAACAATGGCGCCGACGTCGGTGCGACCGCGGTCACGGCGCTTTGCGATGGCTTCGACGTGCTCGCCTCGAATCAGGCGCTGAACGCCTATCCGACGCCGGCGATGCCATCCGGGTGGGTCGTGAAGCAGTGCCTTGGCTCGGTGCTGAGCGATGGCTCCGGCAACGTGATTCAGTTCATGCAGACCGGCGACCGCTTCGTGTTCTCGCCGAGCGTGTCGGACGTGAATTTGACCGATCCCGGGCTGGCCGCCACGACCTTGGCGCTGACGCTGCCCACGGGTGTCAGGGTCATGGGCGAGATCTCCATTGGATTACTGTCGGCGGGTGGTACAGAGACCCACGCGCTGGTCACGTCGCTCGAAGGCTCCGCCGAAGCGGTCGGTAGCGGCAACGGCGATCTCGGGGCAACGGCCACCACGGCTCAAACCACCAAATTTGTTCGGACAAACACTCAAGCGCAGGTGCAGGCGCTCGTTAGCTTTAGCAACGCAAATGTCCACTTGTTGCTGCGCACGCGTGGCTGGGTTGATCCGCGCCGGCGGCTGTTCTAGGCGACTGCCCGACCTTCCGTGCCGGGCACGCCGATCAGGCGCGGTGAAGAGGCAACGATCTTGCCTCCAGCTGGAACATCGCGGTTTACGAAGGTGAGCGCACCGATCGCGGCGCCATCGCCCACGACGAGGCCTTTTGCGATCACTGCGTTCGGACCGATGAAGCAATGATTGCCGATGTGGGTGGGCGCGCGCTCGTACGCGGCGTCGCCGCCCGACAAGGCCCATTTGACCGAGTCGTGCGAGTAGATCTGCGCGCCGGCGCCGATCGTGCAGTTCTCGCCAATTTCGAGGCCGCCGGATCCGTCGAGCACGACGTTGGGGCCGATCCAAGTGTTCTTGCCGACTTTGACATCGCCAATGATGAGCACGCTGTCGTAGCAGCTGACTCCTTCGCCGAAGCCGTACGCGCGGGCGTTCTGCCAGCGATCGGTGAGGAGATCGCCGAGCGGCACCCGGCGTTTGTGCTGGGCCATTTTCTCGCTTTGGAGGCGGCCGAGCAGCCGTCTCAAGAGTCGCTCGAACATGATGCTTTCCCTCCGCGGCGGAGGCGAAGGCTAGCGCGAATGCAACCGCGTGTGAAGGCGCGGAGCGGTCCGTCCACAGTCCCTAAAATTCAAGGAGATTTAGATGTTCGCCACTCTCTGGGCGCGCCTGCGCGCGCACCTTGCACCCTTCGCCGACGCCCGCGCCTGGGTGCTGATTCTGGGCCTCTCGATCGCCTACATGGTCTTCATCGACCCCGTGATGTTCAAGGCGGTGATGTCGTGGGTGCCGCAGTGGCTGGCGTTCCCGGCACTGCTGGTGATCGTCAGCCGCTACATCTTCCCGATGATCTCGCTGTCGAGCCTCATGGCGGAGGTCGATAAGGGAAACGTCGCGGCCGCGATCGTGGTGCTGTCGATCGTGCTGTTCGTGGCCATCGGCCTGATCAGCGTTTCGCTGTGGGGCCGCGTCGTCTGATGCGGACCGTGCGCCGGCGCGTCTGCACTGCCATCGGCGTGGTGCTGGTCCTTGTCGGCTTCGCGTTCCTGCTCGGCGCCTGCGCCGGGCCGCAGCTGCAGCTGGCGCCGCCGGCGACGGCCGCGCCGCACGTTCCGGCGAAGATCGCGCAACCTCGTGCTCGAGTGCACGTGCGCCGGCCGGTGCGGGTGCCGCTGCCCAAGCCGAGGCCCGTGGTCGTGCAAAAGGCGCCGCCGGCGCCGGCCGTCCTGGCGCCGGCTGCTCGAGCTCCAGCCGGCCTCTTCGTGCCGCTCAAAGCGCACCGGTACGCGCCGGTGCTCGCGTCAAAGCAGCGATCGCTGTGGCCCGACGCGCCGGAGGGCTTTACGCTCGCCGGCCTTGTCGAGCAGGAAAGCTGCACCTCGCTGAAGTCGCCGCGCTGCTGGGATCCGCACGCGGAGCTCAAGACGCGGCGCGAGTACGGCTTTGGGCTCGGGCAGATCACGGTGGCTTATAAGGCCGATGGCTCCGAGCGCTTCAACAAGTTCAAGGAGCTGAAGGGCCAGTATGCCTCGCTGCACGCCTGGCGCTGGGAGGATCGGTACGATCCCGGTTACCAGCTGACGGCGATCGTCGAGATGGTGCACGGGATCTGGCGCCGCATTCCGCCGGCGGACGGCGCCGACGCGCAGTGGGCCTTCACCCTCAATTCGTACAACGGCGGCCTCGGCGGTCTCCTGCAGGATCGGCGCTACTGCGCCTCGAGCCGCGGCTGCAATCCGAAGCTCTGGTTCGGCAACATCGAGACGCACTCGCTAAAAAGCCGCGCGCCGCAGCCTGGCTACGGGGGCCAGTCGTGGTTCTCGATCACGCGCGGCTACGTGCGCAACGTGCTGAAGGTGCGCCGCGCGAAATACGCACAATTCTGGGAGGACTGATGCTCGGCTTCCTCTGGCATGCGGCCACGGCCTGGGCCGGCATCGCGCTCGATTACGTCTGGGCGGCGCTGATGATTGCCGCGGGCTTCTACTTCGCCGAATTCTTCGACCTGGCGGCGAGTAATCCGCTCGCCTTCCTGCTGCGGCCGCTGCGGTACGGCGGCTATGCGCTGATCATCGTCGGCGCCGCGTTCGGCTACGGCACCTGGCGCGAGGCGCACGCGGTGAGCGACTGCATCTCGGCCGAGAAGCTGGCGGCGGTGGCGAGCCAACGCGACTCGCTTGCGGCCGAAGTGAACGGCTGGAAGCAGACCGCGGCGCTCAATCAGGCTGCCGCCGAAGGGGCACGGAAAGACAAGGAGCGAACGGATGCGCTGCTGGCACAATGGAAAGAGCGCCTCGGCAAGCTGTCGAAAGAGCAGCGTGCTGCTCGCGCTGCTACTGGCGACGATGACCGCCGGCTGTGCGGAATTGTCGAAGGTCGCGCCGCCGGCTGCGAGCTACGCCGCTAACTGCAAGCAGCCGGAGCTGGAATATCCTGCCGTCGTCAAGAAGCAGGATCTCGGGGAGCGGACCGGCGAGTGGGCGGCGGTGGCCAAGGTCGGCCACGATCGCATCCAGGCCGAGAACGCCTGCGTCGACGCGGTGGCAACGATGAGCGGCAAACAGGAGAAGTGACGTGTCGGAAATGAAGATCGGGCACGAGAGCAAGGTCGGATCGTTGCTGCAGGCCTACTGGCCGGTGATGGTCGGCGCCGCAATGATTGCGATGGCGTGGGGCGCGAACACCGCCCAGATCGGCTGGATCGCCGACGGCAACAAGGCCATCCTGGCGAAGCTCGACAAGCTGTCCGATCAGCAGGCGACCTTCCAGGCGACGGTGGCGGCCACGAGCGCGACCGAGAATTCGCTTGCGGGCAGCGTCACGGATCTGCGCGATCGCCTGGGCCGCCTCGAGGCGCGCCGTTAGACGGCTGGCGCGACGTCGCCCGGCGCGAAGAGGACCCGGTCACCGAGCATGAGGTCGACGCCGTCGATCGTAGAGAGCCCGGACATGTCAGCATTCGACAGGTGGAAGTTGATCCCGTTGAACGTCACCGCAGTAAAGACGTAAATGCCGTTTGCAACGCTCTCTAATGCGGTCGACACTGGCATCACGATGCCGCGCACCGGCATCAACGACGCGACTCGTACGATCGCCGGCGCGGAGACGATGGCGGCTCCAAAACCCGTGAGGAAGCGGCGGCGGTGCATCGTCATGGTCATGGCCGCAGCCTAGCATAATCCACAGCCGGTGTCCGCCGCCGCTGGTCCCTCGGGGCCGGCGGCGGCCTTTTTCGTTTCTTAGCAAATCAGGTATGCCATCCGGGCGTCAGCAACCCGGAGGGTGGCAATGCCCGTGCACCTGGTCGGACCAGGAGGCCGCTTTAGCCGTGGCCAATCGGTTCTAGCCGTGTTCGGTGTTCATCAGCCGCATCCCGACGACCCACGTTATCCGAAGTGGAGCGCAACCAGGTGGCCGCATTTCTATATCGCCGAGAGCAATGGCTGGAGGGTCGTCAAATGGGAGTATTTCCCCGCGGAGTGGTTTGACGGAAATGAGGCGGCGCTGATCCGTCAGAATGAATTTAATCAGATCAGACAAGATGTGGAATCTCTCTACGGTCAGTGCGAACGGCACAACAGGGCTCGGCGCAGGAGGTTGCTCCGGACATCCTGACACCTGCCAGACTGGATGCCGGCGCCGGTTCGTCGGCGCGGCCGGCGGCCTTTTTCGTTCGGATATCGGCGATGATGTCCTTCAACGGGCGCGGATCGTTAGCGACCTCGTCGGGCCATCCCAGCTTCGTTCGCCAGAATTGGCGCGTCGTCGACAACGAGCTGTCCACGAGCTGCGCGCATTGCAGGACGAGCGCGTATTCGAGTGGCTGCCGCATGGGAGGCTTTCTCCTCGCTGAAGCGCAGCTCGAGCTGCCGTGTGACTTCCGCCGGCACGAGATTGGCGCGCGGGATCTCGACGATGCCTTTGCAGCCGGCGACGCGGACGTGCACCACGGTCTGCAGCGGGTGCATGCGCTCGAGCGGACAGACGGTGCAGGCCTGCTTGCCGCGGTGGGCGCCGCGGAGGATCCGGACGGGTGTCCGGAAGCCTGTCAGCTCGAGGCGCCGGCCGCCAGGCGGTCGCGGAGCGCAAAACCCATCAGCGGCCAGAGCTGGCGGACGGCGTCCTCGTACGCATACTGACGGCCGAGCTCGGCGTTGAAGTTCTCCGGCGACGCGGGCGCGCTCTTGCCAATCACCGTGAAGCCGTTCTTCATCACGAGCAGACAAATCGAAAGGTTCTCGACCGCTGTGAGCTGCTTGCCCCTACCGATGCCGAACACCAGTAGCGGCTGGTCGGCGGTGAAATGGTAGCGGTCGGCAATCGCTGCCTCGATGTCGGCGAGCTTCACGCGCGGTGCGACGGCGACGGCCGCACTCGCGGCTTCGGTGGCCTGCAGGCTGCTCGTCGTCATGCAGCTTCTCCTCAGTAGGTGACCCAGTGCCGGCGCTTCTTCGGCTCGCGACCGATGCAGGCGTCGCGGTAGCTCGAGTGGAAATTGATGTCCCCTTCGTTCCTTGCGATAGGGCCGCAAATATGGGGCTGCTCGCGGTGCTTGCGCTTCGGCACCAGCTGCTGGTCGCCGCCCGGCTCGCCGATCGTCACGAGCTGCTCGCGTTCATGGTCATCCTCCATGACGCGATCGATATAGCCGCGCATGCGGTTGTTCTCGGTCTCGGCCGCTGCGAGTCGCTCTTTGACCTCGTCGAGATCGGCGCGGAGCCTTCCGGCGCGATCGTCAGCGCGCTTGCACTCGCTGCGGGAGACTTCGAGATCGGACCGGAGTGCCGCGACCTCAGCCTCGAGCTGCTCGCGCGATTTGCGGGGCGGTTTCATGCGCCGCCCGCGAGCTTCTGCTCGAGCTGCTCGGTCTTCGCGGCCTGGCCCTTCTGGTAGGGCATCCACTCGGCGCAGCGCCGGCCCGGCTCGCGCGCCTGGTCGGCGGCGAGCAGTGTCACATTGCCCTGCGCAAACGAGTAGCCGCTGCTGTCGAACACGGTGAGGTTGACGAGCGTCGGGTCGAAGACGTGGGCGACGATCGCGGCGAGTGGCTTGCCGGTGTCGTGGTGTGCGCCGGGAAAGTTCTGGTCGGGCCAGAACAGGACGACTCGGCCGACGGTCGGCTCGATCGATGCCATCAGAGCACCTTCACCGTCACGCGGCCGTTCGAGGCTTTGCCCCATTGCTCGACCATCTTCACGAGGCCCGACTTCTCGAGGCGCTTGCGCTCGAGTGCCGACAAAGCGAGCCACGCTTCGGTCTGGATCTCGGGCACCTTGCCCTTGAACTCGGCTGAGACCGCGCCGGCTACCGCGACCGAACCGCGCTCGCCGAAGTCCTCCTTGAAGCTCTCGCCGGCGTCGGTGGCGAACTGCTTCAGCTGGGCGTCGAGCTTGCCCATCTCGGCGTAGGGCTCCGCGAGGGAGGCCTCGATCGTCAGGCGCCGATCGGCGGCGGCGCGGCGCGCCTTCAGGATCTTCGGGTCGGGTTTGGCCTTACGGCTGGTGGCGGTGGCCATGCGTTGCTCCCGGTTCGGCGCCGGGAGAATTGCAGCGCAGGGTTAAAAGTTCCTGACAGCCCTATGATGTCGCTGGTTTTTCGGCCTCGCCGCCCGTCATCAGGTGCGGCAGATCGGGGAAATGCAGCCCGCACGGCGCCTGCATGTTGCCGTAGCGCGTGCAGCCGGCCTCGGCGGCCAGATGGGGCCAGAGGCGCGGGTCATTCATGCTGCGAGCCTCTCGCTCTCGACGATCCAGTCCTGCAGCTGGACCAGGCCCTTCGTGGGATAGTCGACCAGGTCCATCCTCTTTAGCTCGGAGAGGCGGTCCTTCAGGTTGCTCCCGTCCGGCGCCCAATTCAGATGTTGCGCGAGCGCGGCGCGCTCCACAGGCCCGCGCGGGAAGCTCAGCAGCGCGTCGAACAGTGCGGTCTGCGGTCCCGTGAGCACGGCGCGAATCCCGTCAACGACGGAGCCGCTCATGTCGGGATCCGGGGCGATCGCCGCGCCCTCGGCGGTGAAGCTGACGAAGCCTTCGCGCGGATAAAACACGAGTCCCTTGCCCTTCAATTCGGACAGGCGGTCTTTGAGGTTACTGCCGGTCGGCTTCCAGCGGCAGATCGCGGCGACCTGCCGGCGGTTGGGCTGGTCGTTGCCCATGTTCTTCCACCAGGCCAACGCGCGCAGGAGCGCGATCTGCGGGTTCGTCAGGACGCCCTCGATCTCCACCTGGCGCGGGATGGTGATCGGGGTAGCAGGCTTGGCAGAGGACGGCGATCGGGGTGGTACGGTTGGCACGGAGCGGGGCATAGGTGCCGCCGCGGCCGGCGGCGGCGTGTACACCGGTTTGAGCGCCTGGCGCTGGCCTCTGAGCGCGCGACTGCGGTCGGAGATAGCAAGGCGGACGTCGGCCAGCGCCTTGCGCAGCGCGACGTCGCACGCCGATAGATCCTGATCGAGTTCGCCGATCGCGGCCTCGATCAGCGCGTGCGCCGCCTTTGCCGCCTCGTTGCGCGCGCGCTCGAAACCGCGCTTCTCCGCAGCCTCGAGCGCGTCCTTGTCGGCGACCGGCTTGGCGGGAGCCTTGGCCGCCGCCGATTGCACCTGGCGCTCGAGCTTCGCCCTCTCTGCCTTTAGCCCGGCAATCTCGGCCCGCAGCTTCTTCGGATCGTTGGCCTTCGCCTCCTCCTCGATCGCCGCGAGCTGGCCCTTGAGCGCGCCGACGTCGACGGGCTTGAGCGCCGCTGTGCGCTTCTGCTTCTCGCCGCGCTTCGGTGTGCGGGAGGAATCGAAGGTCGCCTTCTGCGGAAACTTCGCGGTGCCGAGCACGCCGCGGCCGGGCAGCCACACGACGCCCTGGCCGACTTCCATCGCCGGCAGCGCGTCCTTGATCTCGCGGCCCTGCGCCTTGTCCGCCTGGCCCTCGATCCAGCTGTCGAGCGCATCGCGGTCCTGTGATGACGTGAGCTTGAATGCGATCAGGCCGTCGACCTGGCTCAGCACGTTCTTGTTGAGCACGGCCGGGCGCTGGGAGATCAGCCAAGGGATGAAGCCCTTGACGCGGCCGCGGCGGACGATGTTCTCCATGTGGCCGAGCAGCGTCTCGTCACCGCCGGCGGGCTTCTGCGGCGCGAACAGGTCGGCCTCGTCGACGATCAGGTGAAAGGGCTCGCCGGTGGCCTTGCGGTAGATCGCGTCGAGGAAGGCCGTCATGAAGCGGCGCTCGGCCGACTTCGAACCGAGCTCGCGCAGGTCGAGGATGCAGCTCTCCGCCATTGTCGCGGCAGTCTCGCCGATCAGCGCGCCGGCGTGCTCGGTCAGCGGCAGGTCGCCGCGCGGGCCGCCGAAGATCACGACGTTGAACGGCGACGCGTGCTTGCCGTCGGCGCTGAGACGCAGGCCCCACCACACGCCGAGCGTATCGACGATGACGACGCGCGCCTTCTTGCTCAGCAGGCGCTCGACCGCGACGCCGGCGTTGTAGGTCTTGCCACTTCCTGAGGTGCCCAGGAAGCCGAGACGATCGTCCAACGCTGCACTCGGGATGGGATGGCTCACGTGCGCACCGCCTCGCGATAATGTTTGGGATTGATGCCGTAGCTGGCTGCGATCACCTCGGCCGGTGTGTCGCCGCGCATGGCGCCCAGGTGGAATTTCCGCCTGGTACCGTCCGGTTCGAGTGAACCGTTGAGCACTTCGACGACTCGTAGGCGATCGCCGGCGACGTCGAGCTCGAGCAGCCGACGCGGCTGGCCGTGCAGTTCGTCAGCGGCGATCACCTTCGCGTGCCGCTCGGCGAGATATTGTTCGAAGCCGAAGACCTCGAGCATCATCCGTCGAAGTTCGGCGTTACGCTCCCCTTCGATCGCCGCCGGCGTCAGCCTTGCACGCTCGCGGATGATCCATTCGTGCGAGCGCGGGATCTGCATGCCGTGCCAGAAGTACAGGTCCCAGCCATCGCTGTAGGCGATTGCGGGGCCATTCTCGGCGTGCAGGCGTCCCGCGGCGTTGCGCCGGAGGATGTGGGGTCGGTCACTGACCATCGCGTAGTCGGCGTGCAGGGAATAGGGGCCGCCCTGGCTGTGCGCGACCTCATAAGCCGCGAGCAGGTCGGCGGCTTCGATCTCGAGGTCGCAGACATCACGGAAGTAGGTGAGCCATGACGCCCACCAGGGCCAGAGGTTGCCGCCCCAGTCCCACGCGGCATTCGCGCAGCGCAGCAGGAAGAGGGCGTTTTGATCGACCGCGCTGCCAACCGCGCTGCCAACCGCGCTGCCAACCGCGCTGCCAACCGCGCTGCCAACCGCGCTGCCAACCGCGCTGCGAACCGCGCTGCGAACCGCGCTGCCAACCGCGCTGCGCGGTGGGAAGCCGTGGCGCAGAGCGTGGACGGCACCCCCGGCGATGCCGAAGGCAATGCGCAGGGCGAACGGCGATGGTACAAAGATCACCGCCTTCGGCGCGGGTTGGCCGGCGCGCGTGTAGAAGACGCGCATCGCGGCTACCACCCTCTCGCGCTCCTGCGCATCCATCGGTCTCGTTGAGAGGCCGATGTCGATCCACTTGTCGCGCCACTCGGGCATTCGCGCGGCCTGCGCCGGCGTGAGGCTTTCAATCCGTTTTGCCATGGCTCCTGTCCCTCTGTTTTTGCGCTGGCGATCAATCGGCCACGACGCGTTCTTCGGCGCCGGCGCTCTCGATCTGCCGACCGATGAGATAATTGCCCGGCGGCACGCGGATGCTGTCGTGCTCCTGGTGTGCGATCGTCATCGTGCCGCCCTCGACGACGAGACAGCCCACGACAAGATCGGTGCGCATCAGAAGCCCGCGGTTCTGCATCTGAGCCGCGACGTTCGGATCGCGATAGAGCCGCGCGTGGCCGATGGCGACCTTGGCGCCGCCCAGCTTCTTGCGCAGCGAGGTGTCACGCACATGCAACACCGGATCGACCTGCACTTCAGTCTTCCTGAAGCGTCGATCGCGCGGCAACGTGATGTGGTGGTGATGGCCGGTCAGCTCGCCTTCCTGCAGGATGAGCTTGTTGTCGACCGGCCGGATTTCGTCGGTGGTCGACACCTTGATGCCGGCAGGAATCGGGATGATCGAAACATCGCCTTGGAACGCCTGACCCTTCGTGGGATCGAAATCATGAACGCGCATTGTCGGTCTCCTCGTTCAATTCTCGGGGGGGGGGGGGGGGTAAAATAGCCTTAAACCAACCA